TGCTGCGACATATAGGGCGCACACAGTGGGAGGGGGTGCGAGAGTACCTTACATGCCCCCACCCCCACCTACGTGCAGACAAGCTACGACCCGCGCATTTGCTGGGCTGTAGCAATATGGGTCATTCGTGACCCACTGTCCCACTTTTGAGAATAGTTGTGCCACTATTTAGGGAGAACACGCTAATGTGGCACAACATTGGCACACATTGTATCGTGTTGCGACTGTATATTTATACAGCGATTAGTGAATATTTATTCAGTGTTGGGGGGTGCGTGTATGTGGGTGTGTGTAGGTTGTGGTGGGATGTGTAGGGCAATGTGTGTGTATGCGTGTGGTTTCGGTATATGTAGGGGATTGTGGGCTAGTGCGTGATAACGTGGGTTGGCACGCAGGAGCCTTCCGGTGATGAGTGATAAAGTTCATCTTCGTGCGCCAGTATGGGAGGCATTGGTGCGCCCTTATCCGCATATAGCTGCTTGATATCCCCAAACACATATCCAAGGTTTGTCAACGCCCCTATTGCGGTTTCCCCTGTCGCGCTGCATGCACTCCTTCCAAATTGGGGCAAATAAGCGAAGAAATACAACTCTTTATCATCGTCTATTATCAAATCTATCTTAACCTGATACTCCATCACTCACCCTCCGGCAACTCCGGCAACGTGGCCGGGATGAATTGGGCAGAATCGAAATAGCCCCCACATAGGCGGTAACCGAGCAACAACACCATCATCACGCCCTTCCCGTCTCCTCGATCGATAACGCTCACAGCAAGGAGTTCTGATTCGGAATTTTCATATTTCTTTCCCCAAAACCACCAATAACCCGCCTTATCCGGCCAAGAAATCGGCTTCGTTTTTCTGAAACTATCCATCTGAAGGCGCTCCCTCTTTGCTCGCGTCTAACCACTCCTGGAGACAATCGGGGCATATGTCCTCTTCATCTCCAAATGCCGTCCAAAAAGAGTAGTATTCACCTTTTATCCCTTTGCAACAAGAATTACATGTTTTTTCGTCTCGGTTAATTTCCATTGAGCTCCCCCGGTGTAAGGAGAAGGACGGAAGTTTCCTCGAAGGAAATCTGTGCTTCTACGATCTCATATGCACAATCGTCGCCGAAACTATCTAGTAGCTCGCGCGCTACTTCCGTGTTTGTCGAGGACGGTCCCACCTTTGCAATAAATTCAATAGTAAACCTTTTCTGTCTGATCTCTTTTCTGGTTGACATTTCCCTTTTCTCCTTTTTGGGCGGTTTGACCGCTGGCAAAAGCGCGGCTTTCTTGGCCGGGCAATCGAAGCTATCGCACTCTCTACTGTGGAGCGCGATAGCTGGATCGAATTGACACGTAAATCTGCCCTGGGCATACCAAAATGAATATCCGCAAGTATCAGGATCCCCCATTTCCAGATCCCCCATCCTAAACCCCCTCGCCCAACCGAAGCAAGATCGGCTTTTCTCGGAGCGGGCAATCGTCCGTAGGTGGATAATTTACGTCTGTTATTTGGCTGAGAAGGACGCACCGGCAATAACCGCGCGAGGAGGGCTTCGACGCCAGACACTCCCCACATTTAGAAATTTCGATTGTTGAAACGAGATAACTCGCGTGTTCGGTTTCCATAATTTCCCCTTTTCATTGCTCAAAAAAATAGCGAATCGCCCGGAGTCGAACCGGAATCTGCTCAATTAATCCGGATAACTGAACGTGTTTTGCCTATTAAACTACAATTCCCACCGGCACGGGTGACGGCCCACACCGGATCCCGTCATTTTCATTTCAGCCCAACCTTAAACGCCTTTTTCAACGCACTTGAGTACACCGAACGAATATTTACCATTTTGAACATTCTGTCAACAGATTTCGTAAGCCACCGATTAACTTTCGGCTGCACCTGGATCGGATTAAACGATTGGAGCATTTGAGGGCCGCGTTTTTTGCCACGGCCGCGAAATTTATAGAGACCCGGCGCCATGCGTTTGTGACCGGTAATTATGAACGGCTTTTTGTAGCCTATGGAGTTGAGGTGCTGGAGCATTACGACGGCCCTGTGAGTCTGGGAACGACCCTTGTATTCGTCGGGTGATTTGAAGTCTTTTCCCTTTCTGAGCCTGTTAGACGGAGCGATCTGCCTCGAATCCTTGCCACCACGCCCCAGGGATGTCGCTACACGTGTCCTGTTCGTCTTTCTCCCATTCTGCTGCGCTACCCACCCGGAGAAGCGCGGGAGTCTTATGGACCCCACCTGGGACCTCTGAGCGTCTATCGGTCTAAAGAAGTTTGCGCGCTCAACCTTGAGCACCTTGTTGGCGAAGCCCTTACGGCGAGACATCATCTCAGACTCGACTATTTTGATAGCTCGGAGCCTGGACTCGAACGCGAAGGTATTGAGCACCCGACCGGTTACACTGCGAAACCGCTTGGGGCTCTTACGGAACGCTTCCTCAAGCTGCTTGAGGTCTTGCTGTTTTAGCTGGAACATTGGTGGCATGTTAATGGGCCTCTAGGTGGGGATCGATTCTCTTTTTCCTGTTATTTCTGTTTCCGCAGAACGGACACTTGCCCACGGCCCCTACTCTCTCCATGTCGCAACTATAACACCAATGCAAACACCGCCGGTTGTCTGCTTTGGATTTCTCTCGATTGGTGGGGCGGTATTTCTCTATATTTGGTGGCATTTGAAAAGTATAATGCCGGGCGCGCCTGTTGTCACGCTAAAATCACGATCTTGGGGGAAAACCCCCTTATTACCCCATATTACCCCATATTACGGGTTATTACAAAAAATATATCGTGTCTCGATATTTTGAACCCCGCGTAGCTGCTCGCCTTTTTAATGTTCTCTTTCTCTTTATTATATTATTACTTAAAAAAGAAAAATTATATATATAGGCGTACGCACACACACGCCCGCACACACACACATAGTGCCTGTCCTAGCGATAATTTCCGGAATATTGGTAATGTGCCCGTTATTATTGGCGTTTTGGCAATTACGGACCGGGGGAATATTACCTTTTTGGGGTAATATTCTGTAATTTCGGAGATTATGGCCGAAAAAGTACGCGCATTTTACGTGTCTAATTGTTCGATTGCGGCAAATGTGTCAACTGAATGATTACAGGGGCTTGGAAAAGTTACAAAAAAACTTTGCAACTTGGAAATATGTGTTATAGTCCCCTTGTACCCACAACGGAAGGCTAAAAAGTGAAGAATTACGGGAAGACAATGAGAGTTGATGTAGACAATGAAACATTCAAAAAGTATAAAAAACTGTGTACCGATTACGAAATTTCGATGGCCAAAGCTCTCGGAATTCTGATTTGTAATGAATTGGAGCGAGTAGAAAAAGGAGAAAAACTGGAAGGGGAGGACTCGAAATGAGTGAAAAAGCCGAAAAATACGAAAAATACCGCAACCCGGATCCCCGGTGTCAATATCCGTTTGAGCCGGATATTTTCGGTTATTGCTGGACTTGGGCAACGTATACCGATGGATTAAAGCGGGCTCGCCGGTCGCCAATCGGCGAAATTTGCGCCGGTTGCGAATATTGGAAGGCGGCGAAATAATGAAACATGAACAAGATGGCCGCAGATTCGAAATATTTGACGAGCAGGTGACAAAGGTTAAAGGAGAGGAAAAATGCAAATAAAAATAGGCGAATTAACGATCTGGGCCGATGGTGTGTCTTGCTCGGACTGTCGACATTTTGATGAGAACTATTTTTGTAGAATCTTTCGCCGACCTTTAATATCCGATAAAAAGGCGAATACTACTGAGAAAATCATGGACACACTCAAGCGCTGTAAGGAATGTTTGGAAAGCGAGGTAAAATGAAACGAAAAAAAATATGGGTTTGTAATGCGTGCGGGAAGACCGCGAAAAATAAGGATGGATTCAAGGATATCAGCTGCCTTCTATGGTCGATCGAGGTCTGGGCCGACTCAATAGAATACAGCGAAGACACCGGGCTGGTAGTCAAAGCGGACGCGGTTGTTGAGGAGAAAGAGGGGACGGAATGAAAAACGAAAAAAAAGATTGTAAATATACCAATAGTGGAATTTTTAGCTGTACCCACCCGGATTCGCGCGATAGTCGGTGTAGACTTTCCGATTGCCCCGATGACGCCGGACTGTCACCGCCGATTACCCCGGATCGCCAGCGACTAACCGACGGGGAAAAGATGATTTTTGCGGCTGTTTTTGCCGCCGGTTTGCATATCTGCCAAAACGTGGGCGCCAACATAACGGATGCATTTAACGGTGTTGTCGCTTGCCGGAACAAATCAGGAGATACGACCGGCATCGCACCCGACGCCCTCGAAATGCTAAAGGAGATGTTAAAATGACCGAAACGGAGAACGAAATTAAAAAAAGAATCGAGTCACTATCCCTAATATATGGACTTCCGGAGGAGGACGTACAAAAGATGTATGACATATTGGAGGGCCAGGATCACGAGGATAGTTTAGGGGCGATACAGGCTCTCTTGATGCGTCTTTTACCCCTTCCCCGTCTCTCGGCCGATATCGCCCTATCAGGCCTACGCTGCGCCATCGCTGCATTGGAGGGATCAAAATGATCATAAAAGAATTAATGGAGAAGATGGGGAGGATCGATTGGCTGCGGGATAAGAGGATAGAATTGACGCGCCAGATGCACGCAGTGGGGGAGATAGAAGCCCTCCGCTTGGCACGCAAACGAACCGACTACGGCGCCGAACTCGAAACCCTAGAAAACACGGAGATCGAAAAAATCGAAAGTGGGTCGACCGTTCGAAATTGCCGCGATTGTAAATGGAGATCGATCCGGACCGGTCTGCCGGGTTGCTACTGTTCAAGCTGCGAAATCTACCCCGATCGGCCGGGTTGGTGCGCGGAGGATCCGAAGTGACCCCACTCGAAATAAAAGAAGCGGTTGTCCTATTTCTGACCTCTTGCGCCCTGACATTAATAGTGTACTCATGGCGTGCGATAGAGAGAATCAACCGGGATAACGATAAAAAGTGAGAAAGTGAAAAAATAATTAAAAAGGTGTTGACCACGGTCTCACGCCTGGGTTATGTTTATTGAGTAGTCGGGAGTTACCACCGAAAGGGAAAGAAAATGGTTAAAGGATGGAAAAAGCTCAGTAAATCAGAAAAAAAACACGTAACCTTTGACGCCGGTTGCAGAAATACGGCCACGTGGCTCCGCACCGTGGCGGATAACAAGGCGCACGAGGAGAAAACAGGATCGCCGCTTTGTTGGGATTGCAAGTCGGTCGCGAAAAAATTGGGGGATTGGTAAGATGGGCTGTTCAAAACAAAGAACGTTTTACGTGGACGGTCAAAAGATGGTTGTAAAATCGCGGCCCCGAACGTGGCTCGGTTGCCTGGACGGCTTTTATGTGTGGGTGAACGGCGCGAAGTCGTGGCAACCCTGGTTGGATAGGGATCAATGTGAGGATCGCGCTTATTCTAACTGGGTAAAAAAGAACGTACCGGAATATCAAAATAACCCTTGACCACGGCTCAAGACCGTGACATAACTGTTTACATGATGAGGGACACAAACAAAGGGGACGAAATGAAAATGGAAAAAGCAAGCGAGATCCTAACTGCCGTCATCGGATCGGGGTTATCCGGATTTATTTGGGAAGGCAGAGACGAGACGAAAGTTTTTGTCAAAAAAAATATCCGGGGCACGAAGGCTGTTATAGGAAATATATCGATCTCACTGAAAACCGGGATCCCGTCGGTGTGCGCGGCCGGAGGGTTTACCGGGGAGTTGCGTCGGATTTTGGAGGTGATGGGATGAAAAAACCGAAAAAAACCAGATATGAAACCGGGCGCGATTCCGCCGATGAGAGCATAAAGAGGGGAATCGATCCAATAGTGATGATTGACGAGGCACTAGATGGTGAGGGACTGGGTGACTTCGCAAAAGGTTGGATTAAACAGTGTATCGAGGCGATCGAAAAGAAGAGGGAAAGATGAAAAAAGAAAAAGGAAAATATAAATTGGTAAACTGCGATGGGTCGAGTATATCGGGGCGCGCCAGTAACCAGCATACCGACTGGACTAGGCTTCAAGCTATTGATGCGCTTGTAGTGTTTGAGGCTTTTTACCCATATTCATTTGCCTGGGCTATCGCGCCTGAGAACTACATTTTCACAGATGAGGGATGGACGGATCCGAAATGAAAAACGCCGATAAAACGAAAAAAAACGCAAAATCGATTCGGAACTTCAAACAAAAACACGGGCTCACCTGGCCACAAATGGGAGAGGTATTCGGGGTCGATAAGCGCACGGTGGAAAAGTGGGCGGCCGGGTCGTTAAATATGTCTCGGCAATCGGAGTTACTTTTGAAGATGCGAGAAGATCTAGGTGTGCCGGATTTAGCAAAACCGGAGGGCGCGGCCGGGGTAGTTATTTGTCCGATATGTTGCAGTACTGAGATCGAGGATCTACCGCGCAGCGGTTGCCGACTCTGTTCTGATTGTGGGGAGGTTTTCGAATGAGTTGGTGGCGAAAAAAGAAGAAACCGGATTCAGGGGAGCCGGGCCGGAAAGAGTTACAAGCTGAGATAAAGAGTCTGGAAGATATGGTGTGTCGCCTGAAGGAAAATAACAAAAGGGAGGGAAAAAGAAATTGGCAGACTGAATCCTACATTAGTCAAAACCACATGGAAGAAAAGGACAGCCTCAAAAGACGACACGCAAAAGAAAAGAGCGAACTGGTCGCAAAATACGAACTAGAAAGCGAACGTCTAGAAAAAGTGATGTTAGTTCAACAGCGGGCGTTCCATACTCTTGAGCGGTCTTTTGAAATACTGATCGAAACGCATGAAAGGGAGGGAAAATGAAAAGTAAAGCGGGAGATGAGTACTGGACGATTTGGAACAGAATGCCGAGGTGTGTGGATTGTCTAAAACGTGTACCTCAACCTTGGTATGGCCCCTATGAGGTGTGCCCCAAGTGTGGAGGGGAAATTGTATTTCTCGTGGGACGAAAAAGGTGGCGTGTCACACAACCTGAAGGTTGGTTTTCAGAAGAAAAAAGGCATATTGTCAAAGTGGAGTGGCGTGAACCGAAGAAGAGAAACGCGGAGGAATCATGAAAACGAGCCCAGAAACCGAAAAAGCCGCCACCGAATTGAAAGAGGAGCTTTTTGAGTTAAGGAGAAACGATAAAAAAACAAACTTTCCCCAATGGGTCGCCCTGGCGTGTTTGGCGATTCTCTCGTTAACGAATATTTGGCAGGCGTCCCGATGGAAAGCAGAAATCGAAAGAAGTCAAGAGCAATTTTACGCGGTGGCGGATAACGGTGATGAATGTCTGAAGATAGTGGACAAATTAGTTGAGTATAGAAAAGAGTGCCATCGACTGATTGTGAAATCCGCAGGGCAGACGAGAAAATGTCTGGAGATAAATAAAAAAATTGACACCGCCAACCGATTAAAATAAAATAATGAATGTCGAGGCAAAACAACTAAAAAGAAAGGCGACTCCGGTCGCCGATTATACAATCTGTGGAAGTTACGATCGATGGATATGGTCGCCCCCTTTCGACACTCAACGCCTTGACACGTTGGACGGGGGCGGTTTTTAAAGATCCGGTTAAAATAAAATGATAACAAAAGAAGATCTATTAAAATTCGAAAACGCTCAATTGATGGAAGATATAAAAGAATTAAACGATGCTCTTATCCTAGTACGAAAAGAGCGAGACGAGTTAGCGAGAAAAGTTATTAATTTACGCCGACGGGCGGCGTCGAAAGGAAAAGAGAAATGAAAGAATATGAAGATGGTGGGCCGGAAGGTTTGGAGACGGGCCGAGTTGTAGAGACAAAAGCCGATAGGGATTTTGAGATCACCGAGATTGATAAACTTATCAAAGGGGTTGAGGACCGCGTGGCAGGGCGCCCCATGGTAGAGTCTGATACCAGACTCATGATGGATTTATTGGCCTTTCGTCGGAGCATAACAAGAAACAGAATGTGAGCCCTTTTCAATGAAAATACACGGAAAAAGTGATCTGGTAGCCTGGGTGATCGACCAGCGGGATAAATACACCGTCAAAGAGATAACTTTTGATGAAGCCGTTGACCACTTAGAGAAAGAGGGGCTTTCCCCATTCTCGATGGATTCGGAGGGCAAAGAAGAAGACGTTTCCATAACAGACTACCGGGAGTCTGTCAAGATACAGCCGGTGTTTGGAATGATAGAGGAGGATGGAGAGGGGAAGTGGATCATTTACATCGCCGTGGATAGGGAGCGGGTAACCCTGGTTGACTTGATATACTTTTTCGGGCACGAGATCGGCCACTCTATGACCGAACCGACGAAAGAGGAACTGGAAGAACACCCGCTGTTTGAAGAAAACCGCGCAGATAATTACGGTGTTGTGGGCGCGCTGGCCTTCGAGTTTGCCCATGAGATCTCACAGGATGAATCGAAATGAAAATCAGAGTAAACAGGGGCGATTCTCTACCGGCCGTTGGGGCCTATCTCCGGAATATGGAGGGGCCGGTAGACGATGAACCCTTGATTGTGATCAATGTAGATTACCTGCTTGGTGAGCTGGTCGACGAGGATAATAACCCGGTGGAATTTACGACCGACGATAGGAAAAGGGCTATAGTTGAGACTATAATGCATGAGTTCGGCCACGTGTTGGAACACTGGTTTAATTTGGAAGTAAGCGAACAAGAGATTGAATCCGCTGTTCAATCGTTTAAGGAGTAATTTTTATGAAAAAATGGATTTCAGAATTTACAGTAACCGCAATGATAGGGGTAGTCTTCGCTCTAATTCTAACCAGTTGCGCGGGGATATCGAAAAACACCGTGAGACAGTCGGTTAAGCAGGCGTGTCTGTCTGCTAAGTTGGCGCCGGTACCGAAACAAGAGGAGATCGAAAAAATGTGCGATATTGGCGCACGGGTAGATGATGTTTTGGAGGTTTTGAAATCGTCGGAATAATTTTATTTCGGTGGGTGTCGATTTCGGTTGACAGGGCTACCTAGTAGTTTATTATGGAGAGAACGAAAGGGGAATTGGGATGAAAGATTTAATAAAAGCATTACAGATATTTTGTCAATACAAAGACGACGAACACCCGACCACGTGCAGTCATGGCGTGAGGTATGTCCATGTCGACCCGTCCGATGTATCGGGGGCGGATAGGGTGGAGCTGGGAATTCTGGGATTTGAGGAGGATCACAACGGGAGATGTTTTTACTCTGACAGATTCGGGAGCGCATAAAATGACTGGAATAGGCGAAATAAAAAAATGGGATAAAGAAACCGGGATAATGGCCGTAAATTGCGAGATCGGAATAGATAAGGCCGCCGAGCTGTTCCGGAGTTTTCCACTGATAACGGAAATTATCGCCGGTCCCCATCGATATATTTGGGGAACCACCGGATCTGAAATTTACGTTACTAAGATGGAAATCGGCACGGCACAACCGTGACCCCCTCCGAATTCAAACAGATCCAAAAGGATCTAAAGATGGACAATATAACCATGGCGATCAATCTAGGTGTCAATATCTCATCAATTGGACATTGGCGCGCGGGGCGGCGGAATATTAGCGCGAAGATGGAGAACGCTATTTTGTTATTGGTGGCTTTTTTGGAAAGTAGACGGGGTTAAAAATGAAAACCCGAACGAAAATACACGATAATTGGAAAACTCCAGAATCGCTCTATAACGAATTGAATACGGAATTCAATTTTGATTTCGATCCGTGTCCTCTACATTGGGACGGCGCCCCGGAGACAGACGGCCTAGAAATCGAATGGGGATCCCGGAATTTTATCAACCCGCCGTACTCTCTGAGACTGAAAACGGCTTTTGTATGCCGCGCGGTTGAAATGTCTTGGGGCGCCGGGAAGCTGTGCGTTTTATTGTTACCGGTTTCGACTAGTACGAAATTATTTCACGACGTAATCCAGCCGAACATTACGGAGCCGATCCGATTTCTCCGGGGGCGTGTAAAATTTGAGGGCGTCAATAGTAAGGGCGTTTTTGTATCCGGAAAATGCGGGATGCACGATAGCATGATCGTCATTATGGACGGCCGCGAAAAGTCGATCGATGATCTGTAAAGACTGCACCGACGAAAAAGGAAAATGTATTTTCCCGGTCTACGGGTCGGAGGATTTGGAACACACGGCCCATTTTGAAGAATCGGAGGACGACCCCGGTTTTGGCGTCTGGGCCTATTGTTTGTATTGTGGGGCGCCGGAGAAAGAGGATGGTGAATTATGAAAACGGTTTATGAATTAACGTCATGGAGATGGCAACGTTGTGGAATAGAAAAAATACAGGTTGAACGCTCTACTAAGGCCAGTGTATGGATCAATGGACGGCGACGTCAACGGATCAGCGAGGGTGTATATTATTTTGATACTGAGATAGAAGCGGCGGAACACTTAGAAGGTGATTGCTTAGAAAAATGGGAAAGAGCGGCAAAAACAGAAGTCCGAGCGCGTTTCAACCTGGACGCCGCCCGCGCGCTCTTGGCAACGGTTAAAACGCGGGACGACAAATAATGGGATCCCTACCAAGCAAAATATCAGGATCGAGAGCGTCCGCGATACTCGGCCTTAATGCGTTCAAAACTCCGGTGTCTGTCTGGATGGATATTGTGGAGGAGTTGGAGCCGGGTTTTTGTGAGGCGAACGGATACAAACGCGAAATATTCGAAGGGAACGCGGCTACGGAATTAGGGAACGCGGCGGAGGGGCCGATCATTGAGTTTTTAGAAACCGAGAGCGCGGAGGATGGCGGGAAATATCTGATATTCAATCAGGAGAAAGCTTTTGTGCATCCTGATTACGATTTTTTGACATGCCATATCGATGGGCAGATCACACACCGGGAACTTTTCGAAGGCAAAACAACAAACGCGATTACGTTCAGCAACAAATGGGGCGAGCCTGGCACTGATAAAATACCGACTGAATACCAATGTCAAGTTCAGCACAATATGGCCGTGGCTCGGTTACCTCGCGCGTTTGTTACCGTGTTAGTTTTCCCACGCCGTCAAGACGAGATCGCCCAACTGGAAAACGAAAACATCGACTGGGAACAATGGGTTTCGACCCTGGCGGATCTCGGATATTTCCACGAATACCGGATCCAAGCCAACCCGGAAGTTCAAAAAAAAATAATAGCCGCCGAAGTCGACTTTTGGGAGACATATGTAATTCCGCGCGTACCTCCGGAGGCGGTCGACTATTCAGACGTGCGCGCGCTTTTCACCGCCCCCAAGGGAACCATCTTAGCAGACGAGCGGATCGAATCGCTGGCAAGAGAATACCAAGCCATTGGAAAAGAAATTTCAGAGGCCAACAAAAGAAAGACCGCGTTAAAAACCGAAATACTAAAATATATGGGAAGTCAAGCGGAAAAACCGATAGACGACGAGTCCGTCGAAAAGTGGATTTTGCGCGATTCAACCGGAAAAAAGCTTGCTTCTTATAATGGTAAAACGTACCGTTAGGAACTGGCCGCGATAACCGCGCCACACACGAAAGGGATCAAAGATGGCAAATAAAGAAATACAAAAATCCGAACGTGCGATTGTAGGGGATTACCTAAAAGGCAAAATCAACGGGCTAAAAAAGCTGCTAGGAGATACCAGCAAAGAGCAAGAGTTCATGAACGGTGCGCACTTTTTGATTTGTCAAGACAAAAATCTGCAGGCGTGCTTAAATTCGAAAGACGGGGAGATCTCCTTGTTTAACGCGCTACAACGCGCCGCGAGCACGGGGATCAGTTTAAACCCTCAATTTGCGCAAGGTACGATCATCGCGTACAAGGATAAGACCGGTAAATATCAGGCGAATTTTCAGCTAATGAAAAACGGCCTGATCGCGTTGGCGCTGGAGTCTCCAGAGGTCGAAACCATGACGGCGGACGCGGTTTATACGAACGATACATTTAGAATATCTAAAGCCGTGACCGGAGATATTTATCACCACGACATTGCCCTGACCGATCGCGGGCCTGCCCTTGGATACTACGCCGCGATCCTGATGACAAACGGACGAACGAATGTAAAATATATGTCGGCCCAACAAGTTTGGGATCATGCCAAAATCTACGGTCGGAGTATGAAACCCGATTCCGCCTGGGGCAAGTCGTTTGACGGCATGGCAATTAAAACAGTTATCAAAGCTCTATTAAGAAATATGTATATCAAAACCGTAGTAAAAGCCGTGGTCGAAGATGACAAGAAAGAGGCGGCCATTCGTGAAGAGAAAGCGGCCGCCGATCGCGGACCCGGCAGTTCGCCGGAAGATTTAGCCGGGGAGATCGCCGCGACGGTTGAACGGGTTGAACCGGCTGCGGATAAACCGACCGATCAACCAGCAGGGGGAACGGATGCTAAAACGGCGGACGGGGCGAAAAGGGACGGGGCGAAAAAGGGAGACACGTTTTAATGTCCGATGATAATAAACCATGGACCGCTCCGGAGAAGCGTTATCAGATGTTGGCGATAAATTCCGATAACGAGATTTGCAGAGTTACCGACGTGACACCGTTGAAATCTACACCTCTCCTGTGCCCTGTCCGTCCGGGGTATTGTAGTTTTCATTGTGCCGCCCTGGGCTTGGCAAAGATGAAAGAATGGCCGAAAGTAGGACTAATTTGCCACGGCACCCCGACGCCTATGGGTTTGGGGTTTACGGCTCCGGCCGAATTTATCCAATCTAAACTGGAACTTTTGGAGTTGGGTAATTTTGCGCGCGAACGTTTGGAGGGTGCGGAATGACCGATCCCGAGATATACGTCATAGTAGCCGAAAACGATCAACCCGGTCGGAATTGCGACGGGGAGTTTACGGATCCGGACGGCCCGATCGTTTTGGAACAGTATGTACAGAGGGCGAGTTTTCGGGAGTGCGCGGATCAAATCGATAAATTAAACGGCAAATTTGGAGAGTGCCGGATCGCTCGGTTGGTTTTTATAAATGATGAAAGAGGGGAAAAATAATGGAAAAAGTAGCAGTCTATATTGCGGCCGTTTTTATGATTATCACATCGGCATTACTGGCCGGTTATGTGATCTGCCATCTCTGGGCGTGGTTTGTATGTCCGCTGGGACTTCCACCCCTGTCGCTTGCTCATGCTATCGGACTAGATTTGTTGATAACATTCGCGACCGGGAAAGTGTATTTAGGCGAAAAAACCGATGACTGGACGGTCGCCAAACGGTTACTAACCGGGGCATATCTCGCGCCCCTGTTCGCCCTGCTCACTGGCTGGATCGCTCAACACTGGATGTAAAATGATCGACCCCTTCCAAAAACCGGCACCCCCGATAAAAGAGCCTGAGTGTTGGGAAGACAAACCCGCGAAACCGCGCAAAAAAAAGAAAAAATCCCCACCGCCCCCTCCGCCCAAAAAATTCCCCTTTCGGATTTTAGGTTTGGGAGATGACGGGCGCGCGTATTTTGTCGGCGTTCACGATCGTCTACAGTCTGAGTTGCCGAAAAAATTTGGCAAAAACTTTCTCTTGACATTGGCGATTGTTCAATGGTGGGATCAAAACTTCGCGATCGATGGCACTACAAAATGGGATAACGCGATCAGCTTCCTGATCGAGACGTCTTTAAATACCGATTTCGACCCGATGCTGATACGTGGGCGGGGAGGTTGGCGCGAGAACGACGGCCGGATCTGTTATCACGACGGACGCAAAACGATTGGTGAATACTCTGAAAAACGGCTATACCTCCGAAAGACTCAAAAAGATATCGGTCTGTCAAGCGCGGATGCAAGCCCGGATATCCGGGCCGAGATTGCCGACACGGTTGGGAAACTCTCTTTCGCGAGCGGCGCGGATAAATCCCGCGTTTTGGGGTGGACTGCGTTGGCTCCCTTCGCCGGGGCGCTCTCCTGGCGGCCGTGTGGGTTGATAACCGGGCCGTCTAAATCAGGGAAATCTACAATTGTCAACTATATAGTTAGAAAAATCGCACAGCCCGAAACGTTTTCCGGCGGAACTACGGAAGCGGCAATCCGGCAATCGGTTGCAAATGACAGTTGTGCTGTAATTATCGAGGAGTCAGAAAAAGACACTGCCAAGAAAAAACAGACCACTGAAGATCTGTTCTCATTGATGAGAATGTCCACCAGTGACGACGCGCCGATCATTGCCAAAGGGACGATCGAGGGGCGGGCGCAGATTTTTCGCATGTCGAATATGTTTTTATTCGTGGCGATCGATCCAACGGTCGGAAACATCGCCGATGAAAACAGAATTTTTCGTATTGAGATGAGAAAGCCCACGGGAGACCAGCTAAACAACTGGAAAGAGTTATCCAGTACGATTTCCAGGTTGACAACCCCTGAAAACTGTGCTGGGATTCGCGCGCTTACGTGGCGAAAACTTCCTGAAATTTTGGAGTATGCCGAATACCTAGAGCCGTATATCAGAGGAGAGACTGGCAAAGATAACCGGTTTTCGTATGCGGAGGCTCTGTTACTATCCGCGTACTACATCGTCTGGCGAGATGAGACACCCCGAGATGAGGCCGCCACACTGGCCGTTAAAATGATGTACGAAATGAAACCGTTAGACGCGGGCCGAGACGAGACAATCGACATTATCGATCGGTTATTGTCCGAGTCGGTACGATGCGAAATTCCCACGGGTGGGATGGATATCATTCGGTGTCAACTATCGATCGCTCAGATTTTAACGTCAGTAGCCACCGGGATTTTGAATGATAATGGATTGCATCAAGACGGGAAAACGTATCTGAGAAATTTAGCCGGGCAGTACGGCGTTGGAGTGACAAAAGACGGCGATCTAGTGATTGCGAATAATCACCATAAAATCAAATCGATAATCGAGAGAACATCCGGATACCATCATCAATTACATCGGCACCCGGACTTGGTCGAAAAAAACAAACGCTGTCTGATTGCGGGCCGCACGGCTGCATGTACTGTGATCGGGGGCGTATTAAACGAAAGGGAAGATTATGAATGAACACGAGAATTTTGATTTGGAGAAAATTGCCGCGAAAAAAATTGTTGACTTAGTGAACGAGGCAGTAGCCATGATCCAGGATTCACGCCCAGGGCGAGAGGTGGATGATGGGGTGGTTCTTTCTGCCAACCTGATAGCCATCAAAACAATCCTAACTATCTTGATGGTTAAAATTGGCTATGTGGAGTCGGACGAAACGGATCAGAAAGAGGGGGAGAATGAAGTTTAAAAAATATAACAGCATCACAAACGCCTATAATAGCAAATTCATAACGCAAATCAAAAACTCGGTTCCAGAAAACGAAAGATGGTTTATCACCGAAAAGATCGATGGTGCAAACTTCGCGTTTTACAGCGATGGGAAAGAGGTCAAAGTAGCGTCTCGAAATCAGTTTGTGGATGGAACTTTTTACAATTGTCAAGAGGTAATTGATAGGTATAGTGAGCCCGCGATCGCCGAATCTGCCCAACTGATCGCCGATTCTGATTGTGACTATGTTATTTTTTACGGGGAATTGTACGGCCCCGGAATTCAGAAGCGGGTAGATTATGGCCCAGATAAAAACTTTGCCCTCTTTGATGTAGTATTGATATGGGACGATAGTGAAAGATATTTGCCACAAGAATTCCTGTCCCAAATTCCAGGATTTGCAACACCGCCCGGTTTTGGCGGCGCAACATTGGAGGAAGGCATGAAACACCCCAACGATCATAAATCGTGTGTTTTTCTAGATGCCTCCGGCCCCAACCAAATGGAAGGCGTAGTTTTAAAACCCAATATCACGCGGTTTAACAACGGCGGGAAGCGTTTGATTATCAAAAACAAAAATGCCAGCTTCTCCGAACGGGTGAAGAAACCGAAAAAAACGGTTGAACTCTCCGGGGAACAGGGGGAGATCCTGACACGGCTGGAAGAATATATAACGCAAACCCGATATGATAATTTATTTGGGAAACAACCTTGGGAATTGAAAGATTTCGGTAAATTCCTAGGTGCCTACAATCAAGATATTTTTACGGACGCGCGAGAAGATGAACCCGATATTTTCGACTGTCTCCTGAAAGACGAACGGAAACAAGTAACCAAAATATTCAACGGGAAGGTTGCCGCATTCTGTCGTCAATTTCTGGCGTCCGTGGAATAAAATGCCCCTCCGCCCCTACCAAACCAAATTATTTCAGGAAGTGCGGGAAGCGTTCCGGAACTTCCGAGCCGTATGCGCGACCGCGCCCACCGGATCCGGAAAAACCCGGTTATTTACGGAGATGACCAAGGCGGCTGTTTTGCGTGGTAACTCCGTTTGGATAATCGTATCGAGAAACGAACTATTAAAGCAGACCAGTAACCAACTAAAAGAGCTTGGGATCCCCCACGGCCGGATCGCGCCAGGATCGTCCGAGTCGAAACTGTATAAAGTTCACGTCGTCTCAAAAGATACGCTCGTGAGACGGTACGACAAAATTAAATCGCCGCCTAATTTTATAATTTTCGACGAGGTTCATTTATATCTGGAGCGCCAGAAAGAGATCGCCGCGCGATATCCAAATGCGAAAATTCTGGGAGTAACCGCCACCCCCGAACGATTAGACGGACGCGGGCTGTCGGAAGTTTACGAAATACTCGTCAAGGGGCCCACCATTGCAGAGCTGATCTCGCAAGACTTTTTAACCGGTGTAAAATATTTCTGCCCACCGATCGAAGGTATCGAATCGCTGGCCCGGCGCGGAACTGAATACAAAGCCGATGAACTGCAGGCGCTCCTGGAAGAACGGCAAATTTTCGGCAAGACGATTGAGCACTACCGCGAGCACGCGCACGAAAAGCCGTGTTTGGTCTACTGCTCGTCTGTCAAAATGGCGACTCTTACCGCGCAGAAATACAATGACGCCGGATATTTGTTCGAAAATATCGACGGCAAAATGAGCTATAAAAAACGCACGATACTGATCGACGCGCTCCGGGATGGAAAGATCCACGGGTTAACCAGCTGCGATTTGATCACATATGGCCTAGACGTGCCGAGAGTGTCCTGCATCGTCATGCTTCGCCCCACTTTATCTAGGGCGTTGTTTTCGCAGATGGTCGGCCGTGGGTTGCGCCCTTGGCCCGGAAAACAGGATTGCGTTATATTGGACCACGTTAATAACCTCCGCCAGCATGGGCACCCGCTCGCGGATTACGAATGGAAATTTCACGGAACGCTAAAGACGAAAAAACCGAAAGGTGTCGCCCCGGCCGCGTTGCATCTCTGCCCGGCCTGTTTCATGTATTTCGAAGGCACAAAATGCCCGAATTGTCAAGAGGAAAAACCGGCAAAACCTAGAGCCGGATTAAAAGAAGTAGACGGGCGACTGATCGAAGTGACCGGACCCGTCAAGATGGCCGAACGCCCGATTGAAGAACGCCGCGAGATGATCGACCGGATCAACCGCGCGATCGACGACTCCGCAATCGAAGAAATGGCCGCGATCGCTTTAGAGCTTGGCAGGAAGCCGGTCTGGATCTATCATCAGCTGAATAAGAACCAATCTATGGTAAACGTTCCGTTACTGTACGAAATTGCGAGAGTTAAAAAATACAAACCCGGCTGGGCACATTTCCAGGCGGAGAAATTAAAGGGGCGAGTATGAAGGAAAAAAAACAGAACGAGAAAAAACAGCGGTCAGAATGGGAGTGTGTGGGCTGTCTCCGCAATTGCACGCTGATAGCTGATGAAATATTTAAACCGAAAGAATGCGTGTTTGGTCTATACAAAACAAAGTGGCAAGCGCCACGGGTGCCGATTGAGCGCGGCGAAGTGTCTCCCACCACTGATCGCCAAGTAGGAGGAGAGCACTACAAAAAATTGAAGATCCAACCCTGGCACGTAGTTGACGCGTGCGATCTCAATTTTTACGAAGGAAACGCTGTCAAGTATATTATCAGAAAAAAAGATCCCGAAAAACGGATTGAAGATCTGGAAAAGGCAGTCCATTATTGTCAGAAAGAAATTGAAAACTTAAAATCGGAGGTTTTCTGAAATGCCAACATGCATAACAGTAGCCGGGGTAAAATTCGATATTGGCGTCCCGGTCCTCCGCTGGGATTCGCGAAACGGATTCGACGGATACGACACCACGAAATATATCCACAAAACCGAAGATCGAAAAACCGGAAAAGACAAAATTGTAATTGTCAAGGGAAAAAGATACACTCCGCGCAATTTAGAAAAAGGTTTGAAAAAATTCAACCTGATAACGATCCATCATACCGGCGGATATCGCGCGCGTACGTGTTTTGATACCTTGCACAAAGAGCGCGGCCTATCGGTGCCGTTTATCAATTCCGACTACGGCACGATCTTTCAATGCCTGGACGCCGTCGAATACGCCTGGCACGCTGGGAAGGCCAACCCACACGGCCCCGGAATAGAAAACGTGCTCTATCCTTGGGCAGACCTCCGGCCAAATGCATACTCAGAAGCGAGATGCAAACGTTTAGGACTCGCACCCCATGAAGTGATCGAGCAGACGATTCGCGGGAGGGACCGCAAGGTCTTTCACATGCCAGACATACAGATCGACTCGATGGCGCGGCTGTGCGCGGGCCTATGGGCAGCTAGGGCGACGTTAAGGGATTTGATCGCTATCGCTCCGGCTTTTCCTTCTGATCAGTTTGGAGAAATTCCGCTTCGGGATATTAAAAAGCCGCTGAAACACAATGGGTTGCTTCTCCATATGCATCTGACAAAACGTAAAACCGACGCAGCCGGGATCCGGTATGGTGAGTTCGAACGGGTAACCGGGGAGTATTATCGAGAGATGATCGAAAATGGTTTTTTGGCACGGAGGTGAAAAATGGGGATAAAATATTTTGAGATTTTTTACGCAGAGGGACCCAAGGATTTTAGGGAAAGAATGATCCAATACTGGATGAAATTGGAAAACGTTTCCAGAGAGACGGCCCTGGAATTCTATGCGGGTGATAGATTCGATCTACTGTGTGAACGATTGACACTGAAAACTAGGCGGTTCTTGCCCGACCTGGGTTACTCGGATGACAAAAACGGAACTCTGTGTTTCGAGGAAATCGACAATAATTTTGTGATCCCTGTCAATATATTGAAAAAACGCCGCGCGATAAAAAAATAATTTATTTTCACTTTTCCAGTTGAAACCGGCGTCACGCCGTGTTATATTTTATACATGATGAGGGACACACAAAACACGGAGGGAAAGAAAATGACGAAAACAGACTTATTAGAAAAAAGAATCAAATTTATCAAAAAACTTTACATCGAGGAGATCGACGCGCTCCCAACTCGCGGGCCGCGCGGGGGAAGAAACGCCGCAAATATTCCGGGATGGATCAAATCCCCCCACGGCACGATCAGCAAAATTTGCCGGGATCTGAATATCGCCGCGAACCACTGGGATGGGCACCGACGCACCCCGGCCACTTCGATTCCTGAGTGTATCAATGACGAATGCATCCAAGCCTATAACCGGGTTTTTTGCGCGGATATTTCTTAACAACAAACCGGCCGCCCTTCGGGGCGGCGGAGGTAAAAAAGCAAAAAAAGAGTTCATCGGGGTTGACCCCGGCGTCACGCCGTATTATATTTCCCTCATGATGAGGGACACACAAAACACGGAGGGAAAGAAAATGGAAACAATAATACCACATCAATTTTGTGAGGAATGCGGGGAAAAACTAGGAAAAAAGACGCTAGTCTGTCCTATATGTTTATCCGCTTCGCCGCTCCTAGTAATCCAGGAAATAATCAAAGACAGGAAATTAAAATGACCCTAACAGTATACAAAAACAAAGGATGCGGGCCGGACATGGTACAAATGGGAAATATCTTCACGCCAGTAGACGCCGGGGATGTTGCGGTCTTTATTCACGGCAAAAAGCTATTGAAAAGAGAGGAAGTCAAAAGAGAGTTTTTCGATTTTACGGGTGAGGAATTTACGGACGTTGCGATCGTTGAGACTTATGAAGTCGAGGATCCGGATCCTCGAAAAAACAAAAAGAGTTTAGGCCCCTGGCAAAATCGATCCCGGTGCTAATCCCGAACAACCTCAAATATCCCACCCTGATCCTCCAAAATTTTCTTAAAATTGGCCTGTTCCGGGCGGAGGTTCCCAGTAACTTTCACTTCTATCCCCGTGAAAACCGCAATCTTTTGGCCCACCATCTCCGGAGTGACGGTGATCGATTCCCAGCCGGACAAATCGGGCCAACCTTTGGGCGCTGCGTGTAGGGGCCGGGGATCTTTTAAAATGAGAATATTTCCTTCCCTGCGGACGATCTTACCGACCCAACCCATTCCCGCGTTGATTCTGAATAGTCGTTTCGCCGGACTGAGACACGCGAGAATTTCCCTTATTTTTTCGCCCTCTCTCATCGGCATCGGGTATCCGAGCAGGTATCCAGTTTGTTTTCCAGCCGGAACATATTTTTTTCTACGATAAAATCGTATTGCCGCTCTCTCTTGTCCCTGTCTCTAATATGACCGGTAACCCGGCGCGCCTCATCTCGGGCGTATGATTTCCTTTGTACGGTTTGGATCTGGCCGATAGTGGTGGTGAGTATTTCGAAATCGTCTGCATTTTTTTCTACATGGACATCAAAGCGATCGACAACTCCGGATATTAAATCGTGCGTCGCCTGATGTTGCGTGTCGATTTCGGTCTTATCATAAAACCGCCAGCCCAAGACAAACGTAAGCGCGCCCCCGGAGAAGACAACAAGAAAAATAACATTTTTCAGATTCTTTGCGGCCCAGCTGATTTTTTTCGAAATAGGAATTTCAGAAATCGACATCTTCACCTCTGAATATTTTTACAGCGTTGACATAATTATTAAATCGCATTTCGGGTTTTCGGTAAATGGGAAAACAACGCCCGGACATGTAATGGTTTATTGATTGCTTGAGACTTGGACAAGCGTCGAGCGACTTTGAGAGGTGCTCTACGCCGATCCGGATCTCGTCGTCGATCGTTTCCATTTCTCGGGATCCCAACAAAATAGGGTGTACTTGCATCAAACCGCGCTCGCCTAATTTGCCAATGACACCCGGTTGATAACTGGATTCGTAACGCATCATTAGAGCCGTCAGAAAGGGATCCACACCGTTTTTTCTGGATATCGAAACGATTTTATCGGTTAATGCTACGGCTCGGTTTCGGTATGACACTTTTACGTCTCGTTTAAAATAGCTGATATAGGCCCGTACGGTAGTCCGATCAGTTAGGACAGTCCGAACGGTAACGCGATCGGCCTCCGATATTGTCGGGGTAAAAAAAAACATTGCTATTAAAAAATATTTCATCTCATTTCTCCCTTATCTGACCATCGCGCGAGGAGTGCGCCGGATTACGCCGGAAAACGTCTGTCCGGCTCTTTTGTCGGCTACCATCCACACGTCGCGGCCGTCGAAAAGTATACGGCCCAAAACATTGGTGTTCCCCGCTGAAATTACAGCAGTATCAAAATAAAACACACCTCTGAGATAGGTTTCAAACGTATTCGCGCCGGTTTCGAGTGCTGAAACATCGATTTTGACTACCAATACCTGCCCGGCTCCATCGTTGCCCATGACCCATAGAAACGACCCATCAAAGGTCGCATCGGTCAAGGCATTAAAGAAAGCGGGGCTGATATCGATTGTCCCAAAAGTTGAATCCCCAACCGACGCAATGATTGGATCGATCGAGTTACTATCGACAAACGCATACGATATATCGCCATCGAAACCAGCACCCCTAATTCCCTGTTTCGATCCTACGTCGGTCGGCCAGCCGCCAGAACCGATCCCGGCCGTGGGTCCGGCAATGACCGCGCTACAATACCGGCTATTCGCGGCCGCCGCGCCGTCTCGATTGCCCCAGAAAATATTTGTTCCATCGGACACCAGCCCACCGCCCGTAGGGTAGATGGCCGCGCCGTTGTTACTGTCTCCGGCTCCGCTAGCTGTTATCACTCCGGCTGCACGGGTCACGATAGAGATACACGTAGACACCCCAGCCGTGGCCGCGATCCAGGAATTGGCCGTGGCTATATTTGTATCGTCGGCAATAATCACCCGGTCGTTCCCGTAATTCGACGGGGCCGATCCGAACGGATTAGTCCCCGTTCCGGCCAACGCCGTACCGGTGGCCGGCCATCCGACCGCCGCACCAGTTGACCAATCGGAGACACGGTATTTTTGGATATAATGCGTTTCGTTTGGAGACGCCGCCGTGTCCATAAACATGATAAAAACAAACGTTCCATCGGAACAAAACGCCGTTGGCTCCCACGTCTCACCACCACCGGACGGTAGACCCGCTAAAAGCGCGACCGATCCGGAGGCGGCCGTTTGAACGAGCGTGTCGGTATCGTATTGGAGGACCTCCGGCACCGAACGATCGAGAGCTAAAAGATATTTTTTCGAATCTGCAAACGCAACCGCCAGATCTACGATCTCCGTAGTGCCACCCGCTGAGATGGAATTCTGAGTTGACCACATATGGCCCCACGGCGCGCCGGTCGCGACCGTCGATCCGAACCGTTTAGAGGCTATCTGCTCGTTTGAAATATTTGGGGGCAATGTCTGCTCTCCAAACAAACGTTTAAGGGCCGCAAGGCGTTGCGAAGTTCCGTCCGCCTCCGCGTTGCCATCGGGGGCAAATCCGGCCGCTGATAGTAGAGCTTGCGCCGCTCCCCATAGATCGTTTATCACTATCTCGTTATAGGGCGTTCCATCCGGAGTAGACGGCCCGGTGGCATCCTTGCCCGTGACGGTCGGAAACGCGCCAACTGTATTAGCCAATGTGGAATAATCTATCATTTTTAAACCTCTATATATACGTAACCACTAAACCGGCCCAAGAATGGTCGGGTTTGTATTTCAAAATTATTTTTTCAAACGCCATACGCCGCTCCGCCGGAATCAACGCCGGGTTGATCGTCGTCGGAACAGGTCGAGTGCCACCGATGAAAAATATAAAATTCCACCTACGCGGATCCGTGGGAATCTTATAGTCGACGGTGGTTGTGGTCATAGCCTGAAAATATCCCGCGACTGCGTTTGTATTCCCGGCCGTGTACGCGCCCCCGGCTTGCATCAAATACGCCGGGCCCTGCGTCTCAATGTTTTCGCCATTGACCAACAGATCGGAATCGGAGATAACTAGGGACGGGTCGATAATCGGGTCGTTTGCGTAGACCGTGGCGTCGAACCCAGCGGCCGTTAGAGCATCCTGTAAATCGTCCAGAGACCCGCCCCCCGGCACCGCGTATGCAATTCCCGCAAGCTGTTGCCGCCTGATTGACTCGCTGATCGCGGTATCGGTTACAACCCCAAATTCCTTTTCCAGGTCTTCTAATATAGGTGTGAAGTTCGGATCTCTAAGAAATGCCAACCCGGAAAGGAAATTATGAAGATACGCGAAATTATCGGCTTTCCCCCAGATCCACTGATCGAAATAGCCGTCAACCTTGGGTTTCCAGAGTGAACCCGGCGGCAATAGGGCGCGATACATGCGGTTTAGAAGGGGTGGATTGACAGTGATCCCCAAGCCATGAAGAATACTACCCCACGGTTCCGAAAAACCACCGAACCCGCCTAATCCGTAACCGCTAACCATTTATTTTGTTTCCTCCGGGGCGAGAGCGACGGACGGAACCGGATCCGATAACATACCCACAACCTGGAAAACGACGGACGGGCTATGAATTTCCTTGACTAATTTTTTTAACTCTGTTCGGTCTTCTTCATCTAGGTCGGGACTATCGGAATTGATAATCTTTTGTCCCAACGCGCCGCGCCTGAATTTAATCTCCCCGTCTGCCTCTTTATCTCCACTTTCCAAAGCCGTACACAGCGCCCACCTTACTAGAATAGGGGTGCCATCGGGTCCCATTGCTGGATCTCCGTTGAAGTTTGTTAACTGTTTTGTTACATCAATTTTCATTTGCTCTCCCTTGTTTAAAGTTTCACGAATTCTAGTATATTTAAACAGCCAATGTCAATGGAATTTAGACAATCTTTCGCCTTTCGCTATCTTGATCTCAAAAGCGCACGTGGAGCAGTTTTCTTCTGTTGGGTTTCCGTGTTCACACCTTTTAACAGGATCGATCTTGCACCACAAAAGATCCGCCGAATAGTTGAGTATTTTACGGGCCATGACGATATCAATGTCTTCTATCGCACCCGAGAAAATTTCATCTTTCGTGTCTGCCCCCTTCACTACACCCTTATATTTGTGTATTTTCACCTTTGGATCGGCCAATTTGGAAGCGAGCGCCTTTTTGCCTGTTAGTATCATAGTATCTCCCTATATTACAGCTCTTGCTGATTCTCGCCAATTGGTTCCATCGTAAACAATGGTCAGTGTATCGTTTACAGTCGCAGAGAAATCTACCGCGCCTGAGAGTAAAAACAGCGCGCCTGCTCCTGCGGTATTGTGCTTGACGGTAACAGAGGCGTCAAATTGCAAAACGACAATACAACCGGCCAATATGCCCGTTGTGGCCATTGTGTCAATCTGTGTCGTGCCAGTTACGTCGCAGTAGTTAGCCCCAGGAACGGCCATATCGGTAGCGCTTGCCAAATCCGCGCCCTTCGCGCCCTGCAAGAGTTCCGTCGCATTAAAGTTCCCATTACAGGTCAAGACCTGATTGGCTGTGGCCGCGTCGAACACTCCGTAAAGGAGAGCTTTCACCCTTCCGTCCGCCTCGTTTGTTCTTTTGGCGTTGTCGATGAAAAGTTTGTTATCGGCCGTTTCGAAATATCCAGATTCATGTCCGAGATATACACCCCCATCCGCGCCCGCCGAACTGTACGCTGAATAGGCACCAATTGCGGTCATCTCGTTGGCATCGGTCATATTATACCCAGATCGATTGCCATATAGGGTAGTTCGGACAATGCCACCGCTTAAGGAATTTCCGGAATTGGTCCCACCCGTGGTGCAAAAGAAATATGAATTATTCGAAAACCCCACTCCTATATTTGTCGACTCTCCCGACACGTAAGATTTAAGATTGGTACTAAGCAAGTTTCCAGCCGCCGTGATGTCGCCACCCGTCTGCCAAAAACCGCCGTGAAAGGATGGCAGATCCGTAGACACCGAGTAAAAGGCATATTTTTGGGCCAATGTTGCCGTTATAGCCGGTATGTAGATCGCTCGCCAATCACTAATAGCCCCACCGCCTGAATTCACGGGGTTTAGAACATGTAAACCGAACGCCTGGTTAATCGTTCCGGTGTTCGCGTTCGTGCATAAAAAAGTTAAACCGTAACAGGCATCTATCTGATCAGTGCCGTTAAATTGTGCCCGCGCCTGGTACTGATTCATGTGGTTATAGTGGGTTGCCCCGGAGATCACGTACTGAGAATCGTAGGAGCTGTAAGCGCCTGTGGTGGTGGACGTAAAAGTACTTTCATCTCTTATGCCGTGAGAAAAAAGAGAATCGCCCGAAATGCCCCTTCCCATTAGTATCGCGCTATCATCGCCGCTTGGTGTGAGGTCTCCGGCAAATAATAGATTACCAACCCCCACAAGCGCCACCGGTCCCGAGTCAACTGTTATTGTTCTCCCGGCCCCAGCCCCGCCTTCGTCGTATGCCTCGTTTAGTGTATTTGTAGAGAGGGCCGCATCCATGGCCCTTATTATTTTTGTGATAGCAACTTTCCAGCCCTCGTCTAGATCAAATTCATTCGTTTCCCCGGCCGCCGGTTCCCGGAAATCTTCGACTTCCGTACCAAAAGATATCCCCTCTTTAGTAGATTCGGTACCGAAATTGATAATACATCGGATCAAATACGTGCCTGTGATCGGTCCCTGATCGGCAGTAAACGTCGGACTCGCGGCCGTGGTCGAAGAAAGAACCGCCGTAGATCCTACCGGCCTATCGACCAGCGACCACTCGTAGGCCGTGACCCCAACAACGGATCCCAGAGAGAGCGTAACCAGTATCGGCGCGCCGGAAATTTTCGCGTAGAGCTCCTCGCGCGAGACGCCAGCAACGCCCGGATCGGCAGGTAGATCGATTTTTATTTCTGGATTAATAGCCATTTAAACTCCTAAATATACGTTACGCCGCCTGATTTGGCCATTTCGCCCTTTTTGAGAGTATATACCGGTATAAAAATACCCGGTGTAACCCCAAATCCCACGGTACCAGCGGACGCGCCGACCGGCTCTAAAATATCCTGAACAACGCTTGAAACCGTCAAGTCTGTGATAATGTCATTTTTGTCACTTTCGAAATCTAGGCCGGTTATAAAAGGTTGTGTGGATCGGAAATATTCGTCTACGGCCGTGGCGATATCGGCTTTAACAGTTACTTCGATCGCCGGGTCGACCGATAGCGATCTCACCTCGACATACAGAGTTGTCCGTTCGATCGATTCTACCCACAACGTTTCGTCCGTCTCGCCTAGTGGCGGGCGCGTGCGCCCCGTCTCCGGGTCGTTATTTATTTCCGATCTGACCTGCGCCAGCAGAGCAGGGGACGCGATACCGTCCGGGTCAAGAGTCGAAACCGCCTCAACATATACCGTCCGGTCTCCGGGGAGAGATTCGTTTTCTAAAGTGACGGACGCACCCGCGATCTCCGCCGCGATAGATCCAGACACGACCAACTGATTGATCGCCGCCGACACGACTGGGTAAGTCCCGTCATTGCTGGCCGATCCCGTGACGGTCACTCCGTGACCCACTGCAAATTCTATCGACGTCAAATCCGTTACCGTGGATTCAATTTTATCAGGCGCCGTGAAAAATATATCTGTTGCCGTTAAAATTAACGCACGAGGCTTGCCCGCGTATGGAAAAGCGTTTTCAACCCCGGTAACCTCTTCAGACCACGTTCGATAGTCGGCCGAATTTCCTCCGCCACCCACCGTGCGAATCGCCGTCAAAACGCGACCCCGGTAAGACGCTTCGGTTTCTTCCGGCGCGCCGACCGTGTTGACAACCGTAACCGTTCCGATATTCGAGACGCCTGGCGTTTGTGTGCCGATCGTCAAGGCGTCGGAGACTTCTAGGTTTCCAGACTCACCGGTATTTTTCGCGGTGATATTGATCGTGATAAACCCGGCCGCCTCCGCGCCCGATGAATCGGCAGAGTATCTTTCGTCGTTTGCGTCTCCTACCCATTCGACCGTTTGAGGAAGTGTGGCCGCGACATCGGCCGCGATTGTGATCGTAAGGTTACAAGCCGTCGCCGGGTTTTGAATTATGCCATAATTCTCACCGATACGTTTTAGATCGTCGCCGGTCGCTGTTAGAGCGAGGTTTTGAAGTATTCGTTCCGCTGCGTACCTAAAAAGAGAAGTGCCCATTAGAGCGTCAATCCCGGCCGCTACGCGGAGGAACGCTTTTAGCGATAGCGGCACCGACTGATTAAGACGGGCTTCATAATTGGACAGAAATAAATCTTTCAATGACTGCGTACTTGGGATCGTTACTGGCATTTCATATCTTTCTGTACGCCGGATCGACCGTTTGGTTAATCCAGTTTTCGCCGTATTTGGTCAAAATCACTTCTTGAATATCGGCGCCCGGCGGTTCGATTAAAATTGTCGTCGTGCGTAAGGTGCCCTCGGAGTTTGTCGTTTTGGCCGTTATTTTTGACGCCATACGTTCGTCTATCATCCACTTGAGCGCCAGTTCGGCCGTGTTCTGCAAATTGTTGATATTGGTCAAAGTAATCGGCTGCCTCCCGGCCGCCTCGTATCCCGCGCCGATCTGCTCGTTTGGCTCGAAAAGTACATTGCCCACCCATCCGGGTTCGGTAAAAAGAGAAATGTTCACCGAATTTTCCAACCCCTGATCCATAAGAGGCTGGCCGCCGTCGCCGGGAAAAACCATATCCGATCCGTCGTCGGTCAAAATTAGAAGTGGATCGCCTTGGAATCTATCTGGCATCTAGGGCACCTTTATTTCTTCAATTTTGGCCGGATCGATATCCGCCGTAGATGGTAGCACGCCAGCGGGCCACGTCGGTCCGGGCAATAATGGAGCGGTTGTTGGTGCCCCTAGTGAATCGTTGTGTGTATGGGGGTTTAAGCCCAGTGACATCGCATCGTCAAAATCCTTTTTCAACTGATCGAACGCCGTTTTCAATTCGTTGAAACGAACCGCATAATCCGCATTGCCATTTAATTCTATAACCCCGGAAGACAAAAGATTGATAAACGCCTTTATCGTCCCATCCTTTATCGAATACATTTTCCGCTCGCCGACGCCCATGGTCGGTTCAATCCCGTCATCTACGCCGACAACCACCCTAAACGCGGATCCCAAATCTAAAATGATCGCGTTGGATTCATTCGGCGGGTTGAAGTCTTCGCCGGACTGGCCAAACTGCTCGACCTCTTGCACATCTTCGGGATCGGAAATTATCACCTGGAGCAACCGCACTGGGCTATCCCCATCTCTATTCGTGCCGACCGTGGATCCTGAAACTCTACCTATTGCAGCCATGGCTCTACCAACTCCTCTCCCGTGTACGCCTGTGGGGGTATCAAAGACAAGACGGACGGGGTACCCTGATCGCTAAAGCCATATTCAACCCGCTGGATTGAGAAGTCGAAACCATCGGGGATATAGAGCGACCGAGAAACCAATGTCACTAATGTATTTTCTTCCCATAACTCATCGTTAGGATCGTACCAACTATCAACCGGGATATCGAGCGTCAACGATTTGGCCAACTGTTTAGAGCGTCGCCAGTCGGCCGCCGTCTGAATGTTTCCGGCTGTAGAGTCCTCCGCTGAAAAAGTCATAAACCGAGATTTAGGGACGTTGTTGTCTTTCGCGATCGCCGTCTTTCGTTTTTTGTTCGAACTGTTCGCAATTGCTTTATAAGAATTATACCGCGCACGACCGTCGAATTCAGATTCCAAATCGCGCACGGGCGGTCGGCCCTCTTCTAACGTGCCCACTGGTTGCCCATCGGTGCTCGCGCGATACATTACCAGCTCGCCTAGTCGTGAGGACGAAATTAAAACGCCGCGCTGCCGGGACAGGTCGCCCAAGTGACCAAGTATTTTATCAGTTGGATCGGCCGTGACCTTGCTAAATATTTCCGTATCGTCGAAATCGTAAACGACCGGGATCCCCAACGGCTCCAGTAGCTCCGCCGCTCGATCTTTGAGCGTTATTTTTTTGGACTCGTACGGGGGTCGCATTGTCGAATCCACTATATCGGCCGTTGCGGTGGCGCCGGAGATCGTCATTTTTGCGCCATTGTCTCCGATGGACGGGGTGGTTTTATATGCGATCCCAGTAAATACTCGTTTGCCGCCCAAATAACATTTGACCGGGCGATATTGATACGGCCGAAAAAGTTCGTACAAAAAATCGTCGGTCGGATCCCACTGCAAAACGACTGTGAATCCATCGGCGGCCGTGTCCATCGTCCGAATCAGCGTACCGCTTTCAATCGCAATTTCATTGCCGTCCATCTCAAACGTAAAATCGTCTTTGTCTTTTCCTTTGAGGTCGTCGGCAGTCAGTCGGGTGATTTCATTTTCGAGCGCGACCTGTTCCGGATCAACCGGGATATTTATTATTTCACCTGGAAAAATAAGATCGGAATCTCCCGATCTTAACGTCGATTGATTGGCTTTCCAGATTAGCGGCCACTTGCGGCCGTTGCCGTACGCTTGTGCAGCAATGCCGGATAGGTGATCGCCGGTCACAACGGTATATGGCGCGCCTGCTACTGCCTTAGACATAAACGACCACCTCGCGCCCGGCTTCTAGAATGAGCAGGTCGTCTCCTTTGAGCTTGTTCGAATCGACAAATAGATCAAAATTTTCGTCGTTCTCCCCCAACGATCCGTATTCTGTAACTGTAATTTCTATCGGTGATCGCGCCTCTTCTAAAATAAAACGTTTTTCAACTTGCAAGTCGAAGGCCGCAACAAACAAATATTGCATCGCGGCCGATGTAACGAGGGCCGCGTCGATAAAAGATTGGGACTGTGAAAAATACTGTTTATCAATATCGTTCTGATTGAACGCCAACATTATAGCGTCTAAATTGTCAGTAATCGCTTCGAATTTGTCCGTCAGGTCTACCGCGAATTCGACGGCCTGAGCGCGAGTTTGGAGCGTGCCTGTTGTGGCCGTCTTCGCATTGGCGCCGATGACCGCCGATAATGAAAGCTCGTTGACCAACGTTTTGTTTTTTGATACCTGCGTTGCGCTATCGGGAGCAATACCAAAGATTTCTTCCGTCAAAGTCTGATAATAATCAAACCGCCCGGCTATGTCGTTGATCGCCAGTAGGGGCAATTGTGTCAACTGCTGAATCTGTCCCGCGAGCGCAAGCGGCTGCAGAATCACGGCCCCTAAAATATCTTGAATCGACGTCTGAATACCATCCACCAAATTATTGAGCGCGTCGGACGTCGTAAACAGTGGACTAAGGGCCTTGTCTGTCAATCCTACCACTATATCGGCCGCGTCCTGCGTGGTATTGCGTAAAATTTCGGTGGTCTGCTGGATATTGTCCGCAAATTGCTGGGCCGCGTTCAGATTCAGATCTTTGATCCGCGCGTCGGTAATCCCGGCCCACTCGCGCGCGGTCTTCAGAGTCGCCTCGTCGATCGGTTCGATCCAGGTGGTTTGAATTTCGGTTATGTTTCCGGATCTAACGGGTTCCACCTGTTGATATACGGACAACATCTGCAAGCCTAAAAAGCCGTGGACGGGATGCGTGATCGTCCACTCGCCTTTTTGATCCGAACTAGTCCAAAACTGTTGGGCTAAAATATCGTTATCTTTTCCGGTGAAGAAAAACGTTATATCGTATTGCGCCGACTGCATCTCTAAATCTTGAGCAATCGTGCCGACAATCTTGGGGTAATTAAATAACCCGATCTTTTTCTCTTTTGCTCGGGTGTCCCCGGTCCAACTGGCCGCGTATTCGTCGCCATCTGGCGAAAGTAGCTCTATGTTCGGGCGGAGGCGCGCGCGCCAGTCGTTCGGTCCTAGCCCCAACAGCTCTTTTATTTTGGTAAGAGGTGTTGCCACTATTGCGCCCCTAGCCCTTCTACTTCAACCTTGGGCGATCCCTGAGCACCGATAAAAGTCAAATCCTTGGGGGCGTTCTGGAAATCTAAAAAGGCGCGGAATTCGCTCGACTCGCTCCGCTCGATCTCCGCCTGGTTGGGTGCCTGCCGGGGTGCCGGTAGTTCTCTTTCGGCTTTCACCGGCAAACCCTTTTCGGCGTCGGATCTGAATAAGCTTCCACCCGCGATATTTTTCTGTAACTCATCCATCCCGGCGTTCAGATCCCGTCCGAGTAGAATGTTTTTAGCCTTCAAACCGAGTGTAAGAACACCGCCCAATATTCCGAAGAACAGATTTTTAAACCCGGTCTTGATGAAGTGCCAGACGTCTAAAGACGATTCTTTCAGCGAGCTGCCCATTATATCCCAATTGTCGATCACATCTAAAATGAAGCCACCCACCGCAAGAAAAACCTTTTTCGCGGTATTAAGAAAGGGGAACATTTTGTCATTTATAAAATCAATAGCCGGGGATATCTTTTCCAGAGTTGAGACGACTTTGGCCGTAACCCTTACTACTTTTTCGATACCTTGGACGAAAGAGTTAATATCAAAACCACGGAACGCCTCTATCACATTTTCAACCTCGACCATAATCGATTTGACATCGAATTTCCGTATCGCTGCTATTGCCGCGTCGATGGCCTTGGGGATGTCTCCTTTGAACGCATCCAGGAATTTAAAGCCTACTTCGATCGCGGTTGATTCGAGTTCCGCTAGTTTTTTGCCTAGCGATTGCCGCATAAGGTCGGCTAACTTTTTAGAGTGCTGTTTTGAATCGATTAACGACTGTTCAAATTTATTAAGGGCCTTCGTTCCGCCGTCCATGGTTATCGCCATACCAGCCGCCGCGCGCCTTCCGAATATGGTAGCAAGGGCCGCAACCTTTTGCGCCTTGCCTACACCCACAAGGCCATCTTTGAGCTTCGCTAATACCGCGACTGGATCCTGTATGTTTTTGGCGACAAATTTCTGTGTCACTCCAAACTTTTGGAGTTGTTTTGTCATCTTCGGAGTAGGGGCCGCAAGGTTGATGATCGCATTCTTAAGCGCCGTCGCGCCGAGAGATCCCTTAATTCCCGCGCCGCCTATGAAGCTTGCGACGGCTGTAAATTTCTGGATGGAAATTCCGGACTGTTTGGCGATAGGCGCTGCCCCTTTTATGGTCTCAAATAAATCCTCTAAATCCACGTTTGCCATGTTTACGGCTTTGGATAAAACGTCGTTGACCATTTGGAGATTTTCCATTCTCTTACTGGTATCGTCGACGTTTAGGCCGAATGCCCCCATGGTATCGGTGGCGATATCGGTGGCACGGCTGAACTCCATTTCAGAGGCGGTCGATAAGTCCACAAACGATTTTAACGACTTGATCGCAAACTCAGCATCAAAACCGGCCTTCGCCAAAAACCGCAACCCCTCGCCAGCTTGAGTACTCGTAAATTCTGTAGTTGCGCCAACCTCGCGCGCGGCCTTCTCCAGCGCTGCAAATTCTTTTGTGCCCTTAGGTATCAAATCGAATTTAGCAGCCGCCGCCGTAATCGCATCGTCAAACTGAACGAATTCGGTTACAACGCCACTGACCCCCCGCTCCAGCAAACTAAAACCGCGCTGGACCACTCCGGCCGTGAGAATTCCGCCCACCAACTTTTTAAAACTAAGTGCCGAGCGGCTGGCCTTCTTAAACGACTTCTCAGACTTTTTACCGAATTTATCGGCGCCTTTCGTCATCTTTTTAAACGCAAATGTAACCTTGTCATCTGCCTTAAAAGTCGTCGTTATTACAAAATCGGGCATTAGGTTTTGGGCTTCTCCGCTTCGGACATTAGTTTGTGCCACGAATCAAAATATTTTAACTCGTGATATTTCAATTTTGCGATCTCACTGGGCTGTACCCCACGGTAGAAAAGATTACCAATCCACTGATCTACCGGTGGGATCACACTGCCAAAAAATAGGCCCCCAATGTTTCAATGGCAGACATGTCAACAGTTTTCAGTTGAGAAATCGCCGTGCCGCCCAAACCGGACATTGCACCCATAAGAGAATGAATTTTTCCATAGTTATCGTTTTCGTCGTTGTCCTTCATGGCGATTTTGTGTTTCCCGCAAATTTCCGCATATGTGATCACGGGATTGGCAAAATCCTTGGGCGGCCGCTGTAGATGCTGTTCTACAATTACTCCGCCGTCGTCGGTTTCTTTTACCTCGATTTGGCGGTTCATGACCAGTATTTCTAAAAGGTTTTTAAGACCTAATAGACTATTCGCTTTTTTCTCGTCTTCAATGTCTGCCGGGTCCATATTGTAGTTGTCAAACAGAAGTTTAATCTGTTCCTGTGCTGATTCCTTTGATAATTTTTCTGACATTGTTGTTCCCTTTCATTAGTGTTTATTCGTTCGTGTTTATTCGTTCGTGTTTACGCATTAATAAACGGTGTCCAGTCGTCCTCTGGAAGCAATTGAACGGCCAATCGCCCCTCTTCTGTTTCATTGTTTTCAATCTCCATCGTTCCGGTCGCGCGGTAGGTATCCCCGGCCGCGTTAGTATATGCCATTCTTCCAGAATCAAGCGACTCGGCCGCCGCTTTAAGAAGGTCTTTTTCGGCTGCATTAACGAGCAAAACGAGACCCTCGCGCGAGGTGACCCGCTTAACCATCTTGCGCATGTTTTTTCCAGATGAGGGAATCATACTGTTTTCGAACCTCGTGATCATTTCGGCAACGTTCGTGTCAAACGCGACGTTATACGAGACGCCCTCCCAGGTAAATTTCCTTAAACTACCAACTACATCTTTAGCCATTGTTCAATCTCCTATAGCAACACGGCTAACGACGTGTCGAATTGAGTATTAGTGTCAAAAATTCCACCCTCGCCGCTCAGAATTACAGGGAGTGTCGAATCAAACCCGGTGCCTCCGGCGCGAATAGAAACCATTGTTCCCGATTGAAGTTTAGCAACTGTAAACGCCGCCGTAAAAACCCAAGCGTGCCCCTCAAACGAAATGGCCTGCGCTAGAAGGTCATCGATCACCGCGTCAATATCTCGCGCTTTCTCTCGGTCGGTGGAATTGGTTACTTTCGTGACGTCCGCAACGATTGAGATTCCCTGCCACTTGGGTTGAGAAAAATTTACCTTCACGTTATTGAGGATGTTTTGCAAAATCGAAATATTTCTCATGGACCGATAGCCGTTCGAAGTCACCGGGACCGAATCGGGATGGTAAAACGAGGCGACGTTTTGCATGGTCGAAACGCCATTTTCAATTTTGATCGGAGAGACGCCAGCTTTCAAGGCGGTATCGCGAGAGTCGTAGGAACTTGTCCACCGGTCCGCTTTGAGTCCGGGAATAATCCCGCCCATCACTTGGCCTATGTAAGACTCCTCCGCGCGGTTCGCGTTTATTCTCGCCATGATTCCGATCGCCATGGCGGCGATCTCCTCGGGATGGTTGGGTGATCCGGGATTCGACATAATACCGTTTGTTCGATCGGTTTTGCGACCGTTGCCCAACGCCAAAACGGCCGTTAAGCCACCGGATCCGGCGGTCGTGTCTCCGATCAATGCCCTAAAAGGTCGAGAAACGAGTTCGGCATAGTTCCCGGTAAATCCGTTTGCAATGCCGTTATAAACCGAGAGCTTGTCGAGAGTCGTAGTATCCGACCCGTAACCGTGGACGACATCCGTAAAAAAACTTTCGTTCTGATCGTCGCCGGTCCCCAATCCGTTGAGTGCGTCGTCAATATCAGGAATACCAGTGCCGCCGGTCATGGCAGTGAGTGCGGTAACCACCCCATCGGGGAGAGCTTCGCCCACTCCCCAGTTGAAAGTGATCGAGATATCATCGCCCCATGGACCTTCACTTTTGGCGGTCAAGTCTACGATCTCCGGGGTGACGTTCAAAGCGGCCGTAACGGGTAGATCGGTATTTGCCACAATGGCGTCCTTTACTTTTAACGCAATGGACGTGGCCGTGTCGGTAGCCAGTATATCCACCGGAACAGCATCGCCAGCGATATAAAGATAAATCGTTCCGTTTTCGGTTGGAACCGATCCTGTGAAATCGATATCACCGGTAGATTGCGCGCCGGTCTCCGCTTGTGGTTGGATCCAAGTTTCGACACCTAGACCACCGGCAAACGTCTTGATCGCCAGCCTGTGCACCATGAAACCAAACCCAAAAACCGATCCGGCGTCGGCCTCATTGGTTACCAAGACGGGCGTCTCGGCAACAACCGCCGTTTTAGCGGGATCATATGTGCCGATAATTAAAATTTTCCTAGGTAATACTTCCGCCGATGATTGGAACTGGACGTTTTCGACCGATGATCCAACGGCAGCAGCTAAACTACTTGCTGATAGTGGCATTCCTTAGCCTCCTGTTAATACGCCAGCTTTACCCTCTGCATCGGGGGTTGACTCGCTGTCTGTTTGATATGTTTCTAATTCTATGTCGTGGACAGGCGCGACGCCCAGAACCGGCGTTTCGCCGGAAAGCTGTTCGTCTATTTTACATGTCAAATTCATCTGTCCAGTCAGAACGACCAGAGCCCCGCGCTCTATGGGGTCGTCTTTATTTATATTTCCAATCCAACGCGATCCGACTTCGCTAGTCCAACCGAGATCGATATTTTCTGCGTTCATGACGATATTGTAAACGACGTCGGCGAACTCATCGAAACTCGCGTCTGCCAACTCGGTAGACTCTTGCAACGCCGCAAGGGCCGCTGTCAACGCGGCCGGGCTAGACGCTGGATTTTGCATCACGGTCAAATCCACATTCGAAGGAGAAGACAACGCCAAATCGAGACTAAACGTCATTTCGTGAGTAACCGATCCGACTATCGATCCGGCCGACTTCGGAAAGTCGCCAGACCTATAATAGACCTGAACCGAACGATTCAGATCTTTGATCTCAGTCGCGCCCTGTCCCTGCTCTTGATAGCCAATAACCCTAAATTGTCCAGCCGCCGCCGCGCCCAACATGGTTACAATCGACGCTTTAATCAGTCTGAAATTCATCGTCATATCTGATCCGCCTGTATGAGATAGAGACGAATAAACCCTATTGATCCGCCGTCCTCTGTAGGGCGTTCCATAGTAAAGGGATACTTTGTGCCAGTAAGGCTAGGATTCAAAGGTATTTCAACATACCAGTTTTCACCGTCTACGGGAATTCTGGTTAAACTCGTGCGTCTGAGAGTTACAACCGGTTTGTGGACAATTATTTCCGCGCCCGTCTCTGGGCTATCGGAAAGGGTATCGTAGATAATTTGACCCAATAGATCCAAACTATCGTTTACAAGAGTGATCGCGCTCCCGGCCGCCTCAGTCGTTATGGCCTCATCAACTGTTATTTTGTTTTGTGATATAGTTGCAACAGTTAGAGTTCCATCGTTCGAGGCGGATCCGGAAACGGTGATCGTGTCTCCAATAGTTAAACGCAAGTATCTAAAGTCGGTCGTAACCGAGTTGATACTACTATCCGAATCAAGAAAAGACAGATCGGACGCCGAGAGAATAACGGGAGATTCCTGTTTTTCTCCGTCGGGACTAATGAGGACGACGGGTAAACCCCATTCGCCTTCGAGAGTCACTTCTAGATCTGCCTCAACTTGTTCGCGTAGGTTCATCTATTTTTTTCCGGCCTTCGTTTTGTCCGGTTTCGGATCGGGTTTCGGATCGGGTTTCGGCTCGGGTTCCGGATCCAATTTCTCTTTGCAGCCGGGCGGTAGTTTTTCGTCGGGGATCTCCTCCTCGAATCTTCCACCGGCTACATACATGACCTTACCCTTGGGGATTTTCATTTCTTCCCCGTCAATTTAGCTTTCGTGGCCGCTGCCTTTTTCTTGGCAATCGCCTTATCAGGATCAACCAGCAATCCGGCCTTTTTCAGTTTTGCCAATGTATCCGGATCAATTCCTTCTGGATCGACATAATCGTCCTTTTTGTAGACATCTTTTTTCCCCTTTTTAAAGACGCCCGATCCGGTCCATTCCAATAATTTTACATCGCCCATTTTAAGCCCTCCTATATGGCGTTTTCGATGACAACATAGGCGTCGGTTTGCGTAGTAGCAAAGATCGGCGCGGTCTGGCATCGAGTTGTTGCGTTTGTCCACTCTGCGTTTGCGTATGCGTCGAAGTAGAACATTCCGGGTTGAATCACTCGGCTACCGCCTTTAACATTGGGCGGCATATTCGGAGTGGTAATATCAAAGCCGAAAAGCTGTTGATATAGTTGGGTGCGTTGCTCGACCTGGGGCAGCAACTCAGGCGGCCCGAAATACCGATCGGCGCGAGCTTGGCTGTAACAAATGAGAACTTTGTCGTCGTCCATGTACTTAGTGGCCGTGCCACCGGAGGCGGTGTAAACGTCCGAGTAAGTGAACATCCAGATTTCGTGACCGCGAGGAGTTCGGAGCCGTCCGCGAGCAGTCATCCCAGCTTCGATAAACCTGGAAAACTTCTCAGGTACCGGCATGTTTTGATTGACCATGACCATCTCAAAACGTCGGTTGTCGGCCTTCGCAAGTACGGCGGTATTCAAAAGAAACGCCTCAAAAGCACCCTCACCAGCAAGCATCATATCGGCGGAAACGTGGGCATCTTCACGGATAAGATCCCATGAGTCGTCGATATCCCCTAGGGCATCGGCCGCAATATTCGACCATTGGGTGCCGAGAGTTACCGAGTGAGTCGAATTTCTGAGGAAATCATACTCAAGAGTACTATCGGATGTACCCAAAATTGCGGGCATCTTGCCCGTTAAAATCGACAAAGCCGCCAGTCGTTCAAATAGTCGAACCTCGCGCCGGACTTGCTCACGGTGCGCATCTACGGCCAACGCCTGCAGCCGTTCGCGACGGGTGCGCGTCGCATAGGGATTTTCGCCCATCTGCCTGTTTAGCAGTTGCCCGGCCGCGAAATCGCTCTCCTCAATAGAGAGAGGAAATACGCGATTGATGTTTGTGAAACGCTGGTTGTTGGCGTCCTTTTGAGTGTCGCCAAGGGTTCGGCCCCGTATACTGCGCGGAACTAGTACCGCCGTGCGCTCGTTGGCTCTAATGATATCGATATCGACGTCATTCGAGTCGGGGGAAAAGATCGTTTGACTGTTTCCCTCGGGCTGTCCGAAAAAAACTTGAAAGCCGGTTGGAACGCCGACTATATCTTTCTCGTTGAAAGACGACGCCATTACGCGGCCGTACAGATCGACGGAAAGGGGAGTTGTGTTATAGGCTACCATTTTAAATCCTTCCTAGTTCTCAAAGCCGTCAATATCAATGACGGATTCGGTGAAAATGCCCTGGCGCCTCAACTCGGCTTTGACAGTGAGGGTACTATCTGTGATCACAGTTGCGAGGGTTTTGGAGTTTTCGATAACGAGTTGTCCGCCGTCGATAGTGATCCCAATTCCTACAAGAATCGGAATGTCCACAACATCCCCGGCTACCAGCTCGGCACCGGTAACCGTCGCAAGGATAATCCCGGCTGGAATCTGCGTGCCGTTTGTGGCGGCCTCATTGGTAAAAGGAACCCATTTTCCAGAGGCGGAAACCTGAGACATTAAGGTGAACTCCTCAAGCGCCACGGCCCCGCGTCCGGCGTCCTGGAGAAGCGTTGCCGCCTCATCGGTGGCCGGTTCGCCAGAAAGAACAAACGCCTTATTGGTGTAATCAGTTCTTGTTTGTACGGCCATCTTATGCCTCCCCGCTCAGTCGAGCGATCGTCGCTTGAACGTCTGCCTCGGTAGAAACGGATCCATCTTCGGACAACGGCTGATCGTCGCCCTGTGTCGGAGTCGGCGGGGATTGCTCGCCTTCGGCGGATTCCCCGTTTTCGTCTTCTTTCATGGCATCGTAAACGGTTACGGCACCTTGGAGAGAGTCGGCCGATACTTTTCCATTCAGCACCTTGGCGGCCATCTCTTTGATCGCCTTGGGGTAGACCTCGCTAACCAAAATTTCAGCAGAAAGTCTGGTCCTCTCGGTGGCGGCAGTTGCATCTGCGGCGGCGGCTGTCGCTGCCACTTTTGCACCCTCTGCGTAAGCCTCTTCTTTGATCTTATCTACCTCGCTGGCTATGCGCGGCGACTCTGCGATCGCTTCTTGCAAATTCATTTTTTTCACCTCCATAGTGATTGATTCGCCCGCGCCAGCGGACATATTTGCATTGTCAGATCCGGTATCGGATCTCATGTCTTCGTTATTTTTTAGTTGTGCAATCGTTCCTTGCATTGTCGAAATTGCGTCTATCATTCCTGCTTTTTGCGCTCGGGCGGCAACTAGCATTCCGCCTTTACCGAATTTCGACAAAACCGTTTTTTTACTCACCCCGCGACCGGTGGCAACCGTGCTTACAAAAACGTCCGCCAAATCATCGACGATCGTCTGCGCTCGCTCTTTTCCGGCTTTCGACTTCAAACTATCTCGTTTAAAAGGAGACTGATTCGAGACAATTTCAACCGTCTGATCGTCCTCGCGAATGTTGACCGACATGACGACGCCCACCGATCCAACTAGACCAGTGTCACTAGAAACAATATGATCAAACGCCGACGCGATCCAAAACCCAGCGCTCGCGGCATTGCCGAAAACATACGCCACCGTGTTTTTGCCGCTGGCTGCAATCAGACCGGCGAAATCCGAAACACCCGCCACGGCGCCTCCCGGAGTATCAAAAACTCCTATGATGTTGACGATCTCCTCATCGGCTTCCAGTGCTAGCCATTCGGTGGTCAACTGGCTGATCGAGGTCAAACCAGAAATATCAGTTATGGCACTAGAACGCGGTATGATCGGCCCATTGACAAATAGAAACGCCGTGTCACCACTGATCCTAGTAAATCGCGTCCCCTCCGGTTGCTCCCCGGCTTCGGCCGTAAGTGCAAACATATCGTCTTGAGACACCGCGTGAAAAAGTTTGTAATCTTCGGGCGATAACCCGTTTTCTATTCCCGCCAAAATACCCTTTAACGCTTCTGGTAAAATCGCCCATTGGTGGCCGATAAGCTCGCTTAAAATCCTGGGATATTTCATGGGGCCGCCGTCTTGTGGTCTGATACCACTGTGTCAAGGGTTGTTTTGTCTCCGCCCGATAGGGCATCGGGAAAAATCAACATACAATCAGTCCCGTCGCAACACATGCGAGGCTCAACACTGATCGCCGCAAGCACTTCGCCGATCAAAGCCGGCTCAACCCTCGCTGGAGTAGCGGACGGGTCGTTATATCCGATATCGTAATAGCCCGTTTTGAGTGTTCGTGTATATGTGTAAGTTGTTTCAGCCATTATGCCACCGTGTAGTTGAGTACAATCATTAAATAATTTATCGTGTCGCCAATCACATTGTGATCGACCAGAACACCACACCGATCCCCGGCCGATAGGGCAGAGAAAACCGAGGACAGATCCAAGCTGAACCCGGAATTAATAACCCCGGAGTAGGTACCCGTGTGATCGGCCTCTACGTGGGTTTGGTAATTTTCTCCCAGGCCCCCGTAGTTACTGTCTAGGTCGATATCCTGCGACGTGAACGACGACTCCGGGATTCCGTAAAGTTCAATTGAAATTAACGCATCAAACTCAGCTGGTACCACAAATGTGAAATTGTGATCCCCACTAGACGTAATCGATCGGCCGCGATATGCGCCGTGATTCGAACTAGCATCAACTGCGAAAGTCGCCGTGCGGTTTTTTTCGACGAAAACTCCTCCGCCACCCGGCCCGATTATCTGCTGTGTTTGGACGATTGACACTAAAGTACCCCGTCTTCGAAGAGTAAGATGTCAAAACGTCCGCCGTAGGACGTATCATTTGAATCAGGCTCCGCGCGAATCATGATATCTGTCAACGCGGGAACCGGTTGTTGTAAAAAACAACACTCTTGATAGGTGCCCGTTCCGTCCGTGTGAACAGATCCTGTGTCCCCAATAAATGGAACGCCGCCATATGGCCGAATCCATGCCTCTGCCTCCACAGCTGCCGCCGTCTTTTTGTTGATTGTGTTTCTGGCCCACATCACAAATGCGGTTGTACCCAGCGGAACCGTATAAAACGCCTGTAGGGTCCGATTGTGAAATCGTTCCACGTAAGATCGAACGGCGGCGGCCGCCGGGACTCCCGCCACTGGAACGACATCTTCGTAAACGTATAGATCTCCTTGTAACCCAGACAACCGGCCCCCCGCATCGGCCGAACCTATGATGTAACTAGTGGCCGCCTTGGTGAACTGCGTAGTATGACAGCGCCATAAGGGCGTCGTGAGCGCAACTTTAGCATTTCCTGCGACGGTAGCGGGCTGGACAGTTAGGGCCCCGTTAATGTCCAACCCCGTTAGAATGGCTACTCCGGCGTCGGTATTGTCCGAACTTGAAAGGTGGGTGATCGGCGCGGTCCCATCGGCGGGCTGCACATAATCCAAATTACCCCTGTTATCACTCCCGAAAAACCACACGTCCCGGAATCCGCCCGTGTCCAATCTCGCTTTACCGTATTTTCGAACGGCCGATACTCCCTTTACATTTCCGCGCGCCACGGAAAGGAAATAATTCGGGTCGCTGATTAATCCCGGCCCGATTTTCATAGATCCACCCTCACCGATCCGGCTTTTCTGGAATACACGTAAACATCGATCGGCGTCGGAGACTCGATCAACGCCGATTGACCGGCCCACGGTTGCGCGTCTGATAAATCCGTGGGCGCCGGGTTTCCAGTCGCGCGGTACGTGATTAGATAATCCGAATCAATGATTTGTTTCCAAATTTGACCGACCAACACACCAGTGGCGACTTTTTTCCAAACTTCTTCGACGGTTGCTATTAATACGGGATCTGCCATCTTTTAAACTCCTGCCGGTCTGCCGCGTTTGCGGCTCGTTTTTTTCTCGCTCGGTTTGTCGTCGCTCGTATCGGCGGACGCATCGGCCTGCGCTTCGGCCTGCGCCGCCGCCTGCGCCGCTGCCGACCATGGGGCAAGCGGTAATTCTGGCAACTCTCGCGCGAGTTTGGCACGATTCGATTTACCCGAGCTGCCGTTGTGATTCCGCGCAACTCGATCGAGGGTTTGCGCGCCCATTTCAATATATTCCTTGTCGGCTTTCGCAGTGCGCATCGGGTCTATGTTGGGCATCGGCGGGCTGGCCCAACTATGGGATAACCACGCCGCCCGCATACGGGGATCGGTCCAGCCCGGCGCGGTACGTCGTCCGGCCGCTATTTCTCCGGATAACCACATCTCGTACACGTCTGCTAAAAGATCGCTGTCTAGTTCGTTTTCCCAAATACCTCGGATACGATCCCATAACAGGAGGGCGGCACGGCTGGCGGAGTATGAATCTTCAAATTGTTTTTTCACTACCGCGAGCGGCACGCCCATCGACGCGCACACGTACGAACTGAGAGAATCGATATAATCACCGTATTGAGGAAGCGGGCCGGTATCCTGGAACGGCTTGATCTCTTCGCCCTCATTGAGATTAAAAACACCGATCGATCCGGGAACGTTAGATGTCGCCTCCGGCATCGGTTGATAGTGTACCTGGTTGGCGATCGTAGCGGCCATGGCCGCCGGATCGGTTGTCGGTGTCACCGTGGCAACCGGCCCGGCTCCGCCAGTCGTTATGCCCTCAAATGGATTCGACGCCGGGTTATCTTGAGACGGCTTGACGAACATCGTAATACTTGACTGATTGATACACTTCTTTAAAATGCCGAGAGAATAATCTTCTTGGTTTTCCAGGTTCTGCAAAATATGTTGCATCCTGGAAAACCCGCGCGTTTGGCCCGGTAGTTCTGGCATAAAACCATGTACCATGAAAATTCGGCCGGAGCGGCTTTTTTTCTTGACAGTTACTTCTTTGTAGTTATATTCTTTATCTCTTACCCAAATTTTGTAGGATATTTCCCGGCCCGCTGCGTCTCTCTCTATTCCGTCGTTGTCGCGTTGGAAACCGTAAGTGGTCGTGAACTCCGTACCGCGTATTTGATTCGGATCGATAAATTGCAGTTGCAACGGATTTAATAGTGCCCGAGATCGGGAGTAATGGAAGCGGTTGAAGTACTCGCCGTCTCTCTGTTGATAGATAACTGCTAGACGTTGTATCTGATAAAACGTCAACATTTCATCTAAACTAGATTTTTTCGATCCGGCCCAGAGATCAAACGCCTCGTTTGTTTCTTCGGCCCATTTTTCGGCCGCCTCGGGAGTGATACCCAGAATATCTGATTTCGGTTCTGCCTGTAATTTCAAACCCTGGTCAACTACCGAGTCCGCATAAGTATCAACAATCGATTTACCTAGTGGGGATTCGAAGTATGCCGATCGGGCGTTTTGACGTATTGCGCAGTGGTCGAAAATTGGAGCTTTGCCGTTAGTCGACATCCCACCGGGCCATTTACCGCCGCCGCTGCCTATTCCTCCGTATGGATATCCGCCGCCGTATCCACCGTACCCGCCGTATCCACCGTACCCGCCGCCGTAGTTGCCCGAATACGCGCCGATCTCGGGTTGTTCAGTATTCATGCCAATGAAAAACCCGGCGATCTTTGAGAGCCACCCCATTAGCAGCGCGGCCCGTTCTGCTTACGGCGGAGATTCATGATCGTGATTCCGTTGCCTTCGAGCTGGCGGTAAAGTTTGTCAATCATAGCCTGAAGTCTATCGATCGCGGCGCCCATCTCGGTTAACGATCGGCGGCCGGTGCTTTGCGATCCCTCGTTACTATTAAACCTGTATTCGTCTACATCGGTGGCGGAGGCTGTCAAAAAAGTAAGGTTCAACGCCTCAAGCTGCGCCTGTAAAGTTTGAATTTGTGTAATTATACGCTCAAAACGGGCCGTATTACGACAAGTCATACTCATACCTACACCGGGTTACATGTGGGTGTCAAGAGAAATTGTATATTTATGCAGGATTCTGTGTGTTTTTATACATCGGGCGGTGATGGAGTTTGTCGCGCACGGATCTTGATTCCGTTAGCGACAACCGGTTTTGTCGGTCGCAGGTGAGTTATTCGCTTTGCGATTAGAATGTCTAGACCGGATAGTTAGATCTATTTTAGACATTCCGATCTAATGTTTTTGTATGATTACGGTGGGTTAGAAATGTCTAAGGCTAAAAGTTAGATACTTATTAGATTAAAGTGCCCCGCCCATTTTAAGGGGCGGAGCGAGGAGAGCAACATCCAAAGGGAAAAAGGATGAAACAACTTTTTATATCGTAGTTCGTTGGGGGTGTCAAGTAAAAAAAACGGCCCAACCGTGGAAAGTTAGCCGTTTTGAAAAGTACCTTTTCCGATCAGAAAAACAAGGTGACTGTTTATCCCACCTATCCGTCCCCGCTGTCAACTGTTTTGTGGGCCGGAGGAATGTTTTTTTCTTAGATATTCATAGGTGCCTAGTTTCATCTTTTCGACGATCTCCCGACCTTCCTGTTTAACGTTCTCCGCTAATTGTTCGAATTCAGGATCCTTTAGTATATCGCAAATGCGGTTAACAAATCTATAAAACGCGCTATCGATTTCGCTCATACCTTCCTCCGAGCAGTCAACTTTTCCAAATAATCCAACACATACGGAGATCGTATCGTCTGCTCGACTTGTTCTTTTGACAAATTGCCCTCTTTCATAATGACCCCCTGCGCGCGCTTGACCTGTGCCGCTAACCAGATTTCCGCGAGACAACAATTATATACCTTGAGATCCAACGCCTCATTCGCCCTACTTGAAGGCTTCCAGAACGTTCCATCCGGCCTCAACTCCTCCGCTGTCAACATTTTATAATATCGTTCGCCGTAATCCTTGGGATGATCCATGAAATTCGGGCGTTGGAAGTCTCCCTCGCGGCGGTTGATGGCCAAATTGCTGTATATCTGCTTTTTGTACCAGTTCGTCGATATCTGAAAAACCGTCTGCCCGGCCTTCGACCGCTCACGGAATCTATCGAAATCGGTGTGTCTCTCGGGGTCGAGATAATCATTGATCTTCCCCTCGGTTTTTTTCAGCTCGTGAAAACCTTTGATCGGAAAGGTATTCTGCCAACGGGTACAAAACTGGAACGCTTGCCCCTCTGTCTCACCGTCTGCGGAGTCGATTCCGATTATTTGAGGAGAAAAGCTCATACCATCCGGACGCAAGAATGTCAACCGGTTTTTAACGGCCCACTGAAAAAGATCCTCCCACGCCCCATCGAACGCATCGCCAATATCTCCGCGAAACACCTTATACAAAATACTCCAGGTTCGATACCCCCGGCCGTGGCCGCAAATTTCCATCTCTAACCTAGGCCCAAGCTCGGTGGACTTCGCCTGGCCCCTCTGGATATCGATCGCCGCTGTCAAATACAGAACTCCCGGCAACATGTCGGGAATCGTGCCGGATTTATACAGCCCAGCGTTATTTCTGATTTTCTTGTGGTTGATCTTCTTTCCCACCTCGCGATACGCCAGCCCCAAACCGGTATTTACAAACGCACGTTTTTTCAAGGCGTTGTCCTCACCGTTTAGGTGAGCCTGGACAACAAATACCCAGTCCTCCATCAATGAGTAGATCGCGCTGATATGGTACGACCTGAACAGCGGACTATTCGAGATCGCGGTCGGTCTCCATTCTCCCTTTTGTAACATCGCCCATTTTTTCGACTCATAGATCGACTCGTGGCAGTGTTCGCACTCGTAATAGATGGACTTAGGATCCAAATGCCCCTTAACGACTTCCCATTTCATGCCGTGGCTGGGCCGGTCGTCGTCTTCATCCTCGGTATAATCGTATCCAAATTCCAGCACCTGAAATTCGCCACAATGTGGGCAGGGGACGAAATATTTTCGTCTGTCTCCCGACTCGTAGAGCGGCCAAATATGACTCGTCTCGGCCGTGGTGGGTGTCGAAATATACAGAATTTTCTTCCGTCGTTTCCAGTTTTTCGTCCGGGCCTCTGCGATCGATACGGGGTCTCCCTCTTTGTCGACGTCCAAGGGATATCCGTCGAGCTCATCGAGGATCAGATACCTGACCGTATCCGATCTCAAGTTCGCCGCGCTTCCGGCCGTGACCATGTCCAAACTTCCACCGGGAAACTCTTTGGAAAACATCTTGTTCCCCGTGCGTCTTCCACCTTTCATCTTGCTTTGGGCGTCAATTACTCCGTCGAGTCCGCACGATACAAGCAGAGGAGTCAACCGTTTGTTGACCCATTTGGCCAATAGTTTTTCGTTGGCCGTACAATAAAGCGTTGGCCCAGGAACGCTTTTGATGATATATGCAATCAGATTTTCTACCGCACTAGTCGCGCCGACCTGTGCAGATTTCGCAAACGCCACGCCTGTAATCGGACTGCTGGCCGAGAGTGCGTCCATGATCTCTACTAGATACGGAGTGCGCTCGTTACGCCATGGGCCGGGGTACGGTGTCCCCCTGGGCAGAACTCGGTCGCTGGCCGCAAACTCAGAAACGGTAATCGTCGGCACGCGAGATGGACAGGCGTCGATCAGCTTCTGGACGTCGGCATACATACGCGCGGCTGTCGCCGCTGGAATCGTTAGGGTTGTCTCTATGGTTTTAGGCATCGTCCGGCCGGAGGTATACCGGGTCGCCCTTCAACTCTGCTATCTCTTTCCTCAACCTTAGCATTTCCGTTATCTGTTCCGCACACATTTTGTTAAATCTGAGATCCGATTCACACACGCCTTCATACCGGATTTCCAAGGCAGCTAGATCGGATCGCGCCTTTCTCAGCGCATCTTTCAGCTGTGCCGTCTGCGGATTATCTAGGAAATATATTTCGTGGCTGATCATTTTTCACCTTCGTTTCATTGTGTATTACCACATCCCCGTTTTCGTCGTAAGAAAACCTACAAACGCTCACGTTTTCCCCCACCTTTTCCCCACTGCTTTCGCTGTACGTCTCAAACAGGATTTCCATATACTTTTTCACTTCTCGGGTTTTTCTCTGTTTCCAATCTGCTAAATTCGTAACAGTGCCCATTATCGATCCTCCTCCGGGACGGTTCCCCCCGGAAGTCCCATTCCCCCCGGATTGATCTTCATCTTTTTGATCTTGTCAATCGCGCTTCCTCTTTCCTTGCCAAAAAATATAAGATCTAGAAATTTGCGCGCGCGAAGTTCGCAAACTTCATCGTTTACGCATTCGGTTTTTTTACATACCGGACATTTTTTCATTTTTTACCTCCGTAAATAATCCGCCCTGCTCGCCATATTCCGAACAGCCGATACAGCAATACTCGCGCGCGCGCCGTTCCGCCTCCGGCCGTTCGATCGCTCCGTGGTATTCTATGATCGCGGCGCGCTCGCGGTAGGTTTCGCACCCCTCCTGCCCGCCGTTGTCCGACTGACAGGCGGTCATCCTACCCTCTCCATAATAACAAAACGTTCGTGCGTGTCGTATTTTGCCCAAAACCTTTCGGCCGCGTCCAATGTTTCGAATGCCTCCGCATACTTGAACTTTTCTGTCATTAGAAAATTTCCGTTTATATTCTCATATTTCCAGCCCGGCTGTACTTCTTCGAACCCGGAATAAAACGCAGCTTCGTTTTCGTCGGCGTCTCTCAGTTTTAAATAATACATTTCACCCGTCGCCTTTCGGATCTTTCCAATTCGACCCCTAGCCCCCAAGCCCAAGCCTCGAAAATAGCGCGGGCCTTCTCCGGGTCGGAGTCCCACGGTAACGCCCCACCGTCAATGGTGTCCGATCTCGTGGTCCACATGGTACATATATGCCCTTGACCGTCGGCACTCATCGCACCCATACCGGCAACACACACCCACATCTTGTCGTTTTTCATCGACCCGTTACACGTCGTGCAATTCATCGTTTTCATTTTTTCTCCTCCGCAAAATCTATCGACCCCGCGAATTTCAACGTTCCCCACGGTCGACCCATCTTTTTTCGTAATTCTCGCGCCATCCGATACTCCCCTTTTTTATTTTCGAAATCTTCGGGTAACCCCTCGCCAGTCCGGCACCCTAGGGAAAAACTAGACTCTCGCCGTGAATAATCGATCACATCCAATTCTTCAACCGGACACATGCAATCCCCACATCTACTATCACCCACACATCGAGGGTCGCTCGACATCGCCGTCGCTTGCCCGCACTCGCATAACTTCCGGGCTGCGTACTGATTAGCCATAAATTCGACGGTGCCCATATGGATTCGCATTATTTTCAGATGATCCCGTCTCGCGTTCCCGGACGAATGCAGATAGAGTCTGTACGATCGGGCCAATAGCTGGGCCTGCCCGACTATATCCCAGCGGATATCGCCGCCGTTATTCATCCGACTCCTCCCCACCACCATCACCCCCGGCTTCCCCCGGACGGATCATTATATATTTCGTCCCCTCTACGGGCGGAACTACTGCCGCCGCCGCGCGTTTGGCCTGCTCTATAATTTCGGCTATCACGTCTTTTAGGGTCTCCTCAATTATTCGTTCCGGGTGCTCGGCCCCCTGGGCTTTTAGCCAAAGCATATCACAAACAGACTCTGGCATATAGATCAAACCGTTCAAAAGGAAATCCCTGAACACCCCAAACCGCTGTTCCAGTGCATCGAGATCAACAATAACCTTCAACTTGTTAGCGTACTCTAACGACTTGAGATCCGCCTGCGCAGCTTTTAGGCGTACGTCCTCATATACTTTTTGCTGTGGATCGTATATCTCTCCGCCGGGGTGGTATCCGCCCGGTAACTCTCCGGCCGGGGGTAACTGATCCCATTTTGGTTTCTCTCGCCGTTTTCGATTTCGCCAGCTTTTCGGCTTCGTGCGGAAATACACGGCACCCGGTAGTTCTTTGTCTATATACCCGTCCGCACCCTTAATAATGTCGCCGCGCTTGATCGCCAAGCTTACCGCCGACTGACTGACCCCGCAACGTTTGGCGAACTCGGCTGGAGATAGGTGCCCTTTTTTGTTTTTCGTTGGTTTTTTGGGCATTAGGTGCGGGGTTCCCAGAATGCCCGGCGGCGACACTGTTTACAAGGGAGACTATCTAAATATTTGCAATCATCACAATTTTGTTCGACCGGCTCCGGCTCCTCTGGTTGTGGCGCCCAGTTAGAATGATTAATATTGCACACCACACACGCCCGCTGATCGCCTCTCTGTCCTTCCCCGTGGTTGCAGTTTTGACAATCCTTTTCCGGCTCCGTTTTTTTCGGTTTCGGTTTCTCCGACGCCCTCGGTGTGTACTCGCCGCAAAAGTCGTCAACCCATTTTTCTTCTGTGGCCGGAAAGCGGTAGCAGACACCAATTTGTTTTACATTCATGGATGTGGGAATTGAAACCGTCTCGACTCCGGCTATCCACCAGTAGCACTCCTCGCATTTCGGTTTTTCGGTTTTCATATCGAAACCCCCTCAGCCAACCGGACGGCCAACGGGTTGAAACCGACGACCTCCACCCCGGCTAGCTGTAAATAGTGAAACGCTTTTAAAAATGCCTTTTCGTCGGCGATATGGCCCGCGACCATTAGAGACGCCAGACACCCGGCCGGGATCGATCGGTATTTCCAATAATTAAACGACTCCTCAACCGCCCCCCGCGTGCCGATCGCAAAATCTGCATAACCTGGAATTCTTCTGATCTCATATCCCCCGGCATCGGCTTCGGTTTTCATTTCCCACACCCCATCTGATTGCCGTCGCTATTTAGGCGGGGGGTTATTCCGCCCTGGACCGTTCTGAGATATTGACATCCGTTTTCGTCGGTATGGGTTTTGATTGCAGGGGCGAGGATTGCCCCCATAATAACAGCCACGAGCACTACAACTAAAAATCCGATTACTATTTTTTCGACTTTATCCATTCTGTTTTTCCCTTTCGTGTCTGACCTCCCCCAAACGCTACAACGTATTTCGGGGCCGGTCAAGAAAATAATTTCGTGCTTGACAAAAGTCATTTCGCGCGAGTGAATAAATATTCACCCCAGGTGTATGATTATTCACCGAATTACAGTATTAGTTAAAAGAGGTCGCGTGCTGCGACATATAG